ACCAACACCGGCAATCAGTCAGCCGCCACCAACACCGGCTATCAGTCAGCCGCCACCAACACCGGCGATCAGTCAGCCGCCACCAACACCGGCGATCAGTCAGCCGCCACCAACACCGGCGATCAGTCAGCCGCCACCAACACCGGCTATCAGTCAGCCGCCACCAACACCGGCTATCGGTCAGCCGCCACCAACACCGGCGATCAGTCAGCCGCCACCAACACCGGCGATCGGTCAGCCGCCACCAACACCGGCGATCAGTCAGCCGCCACCAACACCGGCTATCGGTCAGCCGCCACCAACACCGGCGATCAGTCAGCCGCCACCAACACCGGCGATCAGTCAGCCGCCAGCGTAGAAGGGAAAGACAGTATAGCTATCGTAACAGGATATGATAGTAAAGCCAAAGGAGCTATGGGCTGTTGGATTGTATTAACAGAAAGAGGTGATTGGGATGGGAATACTTATCCTATTATAGATGTACAGGCGTTTAAAGTCGACGGAATATCAATTAAAGCCGATACATTTTATAAATTAAAAAACAGCAAACCTGTAGAAGCATAATAGCTTATGAAACAATATCAACTCCCCGACTACCTGATAAAATCTTTCCTTCGACATGTATCAAAAATTGTAGATCATGTAGAAGATAAAGGCTGTAGTCGGGTAGCTGATGCAGTTCGACTAACTAAGAAAGATTTAAAGAAAATTGAATCACTTATTTCCAAATAAGAAAAATATGGAACTATGAGAGTAATACATGTTCATTTGATCTTTAAAAAACAAGATCATTTCTTTGGTAGTATTTCTGCCATATTTGATTATTTGAGTGAAGATGATATTGGGATGGCAAAATCCACCCTTATTCATTCTTTAAGCTCCGACACAATATGTACGGGGAGAGCGATAATAAAGAGACGGGAGATACTAAGGTGTAAACATAAGTAGAACTTCATGCGGTTAATAATTTAGGTTTTCACCCCCTGCCGTTCGTGAGAATATGCAGGGTGTTTAGGGGCGAAAGGTAGTAGATGTATATTAGATTGGTTCGATTCCGATCCGCCCCACATTGATATTGAAATTATGGATTTTGGATATGATATTCCGGATTTTGAACCGGATGATTACGACAATTACAATTATGATTAAGAAAGACAGAGTAATAGGAATAGATCCCGATTGTGACAAATCAGGAGTTACAGAGCTTCATGTTAAGTCAAGGTGTTTAAACGTGACTAATCTTTCATTCCCTATCCTTGTTGACTACTTAAAGTATATAAAAGAGGATTTTGTTGATCGTCAAAAAGGATCTATCATAGTCGTTGTCGAAGCCGGCTGGATGAATGAAAGCAACTGGCACGCTACACGCTCCACTCCGGCTGCTGCAGCTAAAATAGGTCAGAATACTGGTCGAAACCATGAGGTCGCTCGCAAAATAGCTGAAATGGCAAGGCATATAGGACTGGAAGTTGACGAAATTAGACCTCTTAGAAAATGCTGGAAGGGTAAAGACGGGAAGATAACTCAAGAAGAACTATCAAAGATCGTTGGGGGATTGGATAAGAGGTTAAATCAGGATGCCAGGGATTCCTGCATCCTATCATGGGTTTATGCAGGATTACCAATAAAATTATAATATGGCTAAGAAAGAAATTACTCATGCAAGGTGTAGTGATTGCATACACTCTAAAGCGTTCTCAGAACTGGTCATTACCTGCAAAGAGAAGAAGGTAAACTTGGTTGCTAATTGCATAAGGGTATGTTTGTTGTTCAAAAAGAAATAACAGTTTACATGATTTTTCCTTTGGAGATTTAGTTTCATTGGTTATCTTTGCGGTGTCACAGTTACATACAGGCACTGCAAGCGAGCAGGCTAAGAGATAATAGAAAGCATAGGCAGTTCTATTATAATCCGTTCATATATCTCTGATGTATGTGGCTGTGACAAGTTTGGATTATGTAGAGCTGCTTTTTTGTTTTATTCATCTAATTGTCACAGCCAGATGAAAACTAAATTCTTCACATGGGCTACCGTAGCCCGTATCTACAACGCTATGCCACTTGGCGTATGCGAGTGCGAAACCATAGAAGACGCTAAGGGTTACACCAAAGCGTTAGTGTTAATAGTTATTGCGTTCTTGCTTGCCGGAATGTATGATGCAACCATTCTACAGGAAGGAGGTGCGTTATGAATGCTCCTACACAACGTCAGCAAACAATCAAGATTAACAAACTCATTAAAGCCAATGAGAATCTTTTAAAAGAGGTCGAGTTTCTTAAGGATCAGCTAAAATGGTCTCGTATCGTGTCTGCACAGGAAGCAGAATTGAAAAACGCTTGTTTCTTCTACCTTACCCATAAAGGATTATACACTGAATGGTACAACTGGCATAGTCGAAGGACAACAGAAAGGATTTTGGACGAAATCAAAAAGACATTTAAGTAAGTCTACCCTACTCACGTATTTACAGCCCCGGTTTCGACCGGGGAATATATTGTATTATCTAATTTTTTAATCCAAACAGATATGAAAAAGAAAAGAGGATTAGAGAAACTGACCCCTAAAGAGTATTCTCTATTGAATATCGTAGTAAATGGGAAGGTTGTAAGATCTTTTTATTCCGATGATGGGGATGTTATTAGAAGTTGCTCTCCGACATATAATCAAATGAAAACATTTTTCCAAAAACATAAAACCATCTATGCTCTTGATGGAACTGTCGTTAAACGTATGCCATTAGGAGGCAGAAGCCTATATTTATTTCGAGAAAGGCATGGCATAAGTTATAAAATAGCAAAAGCAATTAGCGAGGAGACAATGAAACTAAATAGTAGTATAAAGAAAAAGGTATTCAAACGAGATGGTAAGGCATGTGTCATCTGTGGAAGTTCTGAAAAACTCAATGTAGATCACATCTTACCTGTGTCAAGAGGGGGGCTTTACAATCTTGGAAAATCTTCAAGTACTATGCGAGAAATGCAATTTGCAAAAAAGAAATATGACAATGGATGAATTTGAGATATGGAGAAATAAGCATGGGACGAAATAAAAAAAACGGACTAGACTATTTTCCTTTTGATATCGATCTATTCCAAGACATCAGAATCAGGAAACTAATCAAATATCAAAGCGGCAAAGCGGTAACAGTATATGCTCTCCTGCTATGTATTATCTACAAAGATGGGTACTACTTGAGGTGGGACAAAGAGTTGCCTTTCATTATATCGGAACAAATCGGTTTTGAAGAGGCGTATGTGCTGGAAGTTATTAATAGCTGCTTGAAATTAGGGTTATTCTCTGAAAAATTATATACGTCCTCTGGAGTATTAACATCGAAAGGAATACAGGAAAGGTATAAAAAGATATGCGATTTATGCAGAAGAAATAGTGAAATTTCCGAATATTCGCTTATTTCTTCGGAAGAAATCGGTATTCCTTCCGAAGAAATGCCGATAAACTCCGAAGAAAGTACACAAAGTAAAGTAAAGAAAAGTAAAGTAAAGAAAAGAAAAGGAGATAATATCCCCCCTACCCCCCAAGAGGGGGACGTTGCATCTGGCAAAACTTGGAGAGATGATTTTGATATTTACCTCTCGGAAGTAACAGAAGCATTTGAAAAAATATCTTCCGACAAAGAGTTTATAAAAAACAGACAAAAATATCATCCAGAGTTGGACATCGTATTGTCCCTAAAAAAAGCATTTGAAGACTATTGGAGCCAAGAAGCCGGTTGGAAAAGAAAAAAGATCAGCAAGACCAAAAACATTGATTGGGTTAGCACATTCAAAAAGGCCTTAGACCAACCGCAAAATAAAGTCTATAAACAAAGAAATGTCAATCCGGAGCCGGAGCAGCTTACGCCGCTACAGGAAAGGTTTAGAAAATTCTTGGAGGACAATGGCCCTTTGTTGTTGAAAATGCCTTCACAGCCCACAGATCAAGAAGTTGAATCTCTTGCGAAGATGAATAAGAGTATGCTGACAGATATAGTGAGAAAAATAAACAACGACAGCTATATTACTCGCTATAAAAACAGTGTATACCAAACAATCATGGAAATTAAAAAGAAAGAGTATGGATAACAGAGTTATGCCGCATGACACAGATGCTGAAAAAGTAGTTTTGGGAACAATTATGTCCGATCGCAATGCACTGAACGAGGTGAGAGAAATATTGTCTCCTAATTGTTTCTATGATAACTTAAACAATCAAGTCTACAAAGCCATTATCGCAATAGACTCCAGAGGAGAAAGTCCAGACTTGATCACTGTCACAAACGAAATGAGAAAAAAGAACGAATCCGTCGATTTGTTTGCTATCAGTCAGATTTCGAGTTATCACACAAACGACATTTACCAACATGCAGCATTATTGCACGATAAGGAGAAAAGGCGCAGATTTATAGAAATCGGCATGACCATGCAGAATAAAGCCTTCAGCGAATCGGAAGATATCGTCGATATCATGTCAGAAGCGGAAGAATCCCTTAAATCCGTGTTCCAATCATCAAAAAGCAATATGTCTACAATTGATGATGCTGTACGTGAAGTGACAAAACAAATGGAGCTTAATTCATCCGGTGATAAAAAACTGACTGGAACCCCCACCGGATTCTCAAAAATTGACAGGAGAAGTGGAGGATTACAAAAATCAGACTTGATTATCATTGCAGCCGATACATCTTCCGGCAAAACGAGTTTATCTATAGCATTTGCTCTTTCTTCGGCTCGTTATGGGAACGGAGTGGCATTTTACTCTATGGAAATGAAGAAAGAGCAAATCGCCGCTAGGATGATCTCAATCGAATCAGGAATACCCGCAAATGAGATCATGTATTCACGCCTTTCACCGGAGCAATTCGACAGGATAGACAGAGGCATTGGAAAACTTGCCGGAAAACCTGTTTTTTTTGACGATAGAAGCACTTCTAACATTGATACGATACTTGCATCTATTAGAACAATGAAGCTGAAATACGGCATCACAGGGGCTATTGTGGATTACTTGCAAATTCTAACAGTAAACATGAAAGGGAGCAATAAGGAGCAAATGATGGGAGAAGCAGCAAGACGATTGAAAAATTTAGCAAAAGAACTGGATATTTGGATAATTGCTTTATCACAACTAAACAGGGATTCTATCAACCCTATCCCTTCTCTTGCCCGTCTTCGCGATTCCGGGCAGATCGGGGAAGCTGCGGATGTTGTCATTTTGATTTATAGGCCGGAATTATATGGCAAATTTTACCCTGAACCATTTCAAAATGCAGAAACGAAAGGAACCGCAATGATCGATATAGCGAAAGGCAGAAATATTGGCCTTGAGAAATTTATTGTTCAATTCAGCCCTAAAACAACTCATTTTTATGAAATGGATCAATCTTATAGACTTGTAGAAGAAAATGACGCTCCTTTTTAAGCGACCAATATCATGAAAATAAACGTATTCAACACCCAATGCCGTATCGGTAGCAAAGTCCGATACAAGGGTAAAATCAGAGAAGTGTATGACATCAATCGAATCACTCACGAACTGTGTTTATCAAGAAGTGCTAAATGGATAAGATGCACAGAAGTAGAATTATTAACTCATAGATATGAAACAATATAACAGTTGGGACGAAATAGACAAGGACACCGGCGGTCTTGTTACGAGTCTGACATATATCGTCCTATTCGTCAATGACCAAGTGTATAATTTCGAAATGCAGCTTTCCGATCACATCAAGGGATGCGGACTTTATCGCCAAAAGGTCAAAATGCTGGTCAACAGCATGGACCGCCAAATGGCCGCATACAATAGGCAAATATGCAGAACCGCAGGTGTAAACGCGGAAGCCATGGCCCTCATTACGCAGAGCATGGAGGACGATATCAAGCCTCATATAGATCGCTATGGATTTACCGTCAGCCAGGCATTGCATAATGCCGGATGCCATGAAGATTTGAACAAAGCCCTTTCCATTTGCTCTACGGTGGACATGTTATGCCAGACATCCCAAATTACCATCCGGGATTTCTTTACCGCCATAAGCAAATACGCCCCACTGGCTTACAATCCCCTTCGGTATCTCACCATGGATAAGATGCTGCACTTTGCAAGGGAGCTTACAGAGGTACTTACCCCCAAAGAGATACATGTGAATTTGAATGAGTTGCCAGAAATTGCAAACGCTTTTCAGGCCATAGCAAACAATATGCTTAGGGCGGAAGTATTTGAAAAAGCGTTTGAATCATGCGAAAAATGACAAAAAAGATGAAATATGAAAGATTGGATAGAAGAAGAAGAAATAAAGCGCCTCGAAAAGGAGCGCGACAGGAATTTGGCAATACACTGTGACTATGTGGCTGCTAAGTATCAAAGGATGATTGATAAGATTAAGATCAAGAAAGAAGATAAAAATTAAAAAGAATATGAATATGAACGAATTTATGACTATACCAGGAACAACTTATATTGTCACTCCTGATTTAAAAATAATCAACTCAAAAACAAATAAGGAAAACCGTTGTACTAATATATCTGTATTAATGGATGATGGCCTTAGGCACGGTTTTAGACGTGAACGCCTAATCTATGCGGCCAAAAACAATATTAACCCGTTGCATATACCTAAATATATTATTGTAAATAAAAACGGAGATGGGATGGAGAGGTATGATTTTTATAAAAAGCACAAAAGAGGGAGTGTAAAGTGTAGATATCCGTTTGATGTTAATGAGTATGAAAAACTAATTGATTGCCTGAAAAAAAAGGAACGTCCTTTATTTATTATGAATTACATTAAAGATATAGAAAATTATTGCAAGTTTCATTTGGAGGTATCGAATGAAGAAGCGTACGAATTAAAGAAGTTAAATGAAAGCGATAACAATTAAACAGCCGTGGGCAAGCCTTATCGTGTCCGGGCTGAAAGATATAGAAAACAGGACTTGGAGCTGCCCTAAGAAATACTTAGGTAAGAGAGTGCTGATTCATGCAGCAAAGACCTCAGTTAAGGAGGGATGGAGCGCACTTAACGGAATGCAAATAAAGAAAGTTTCCAAACACAAGGACAAACTTTACGGAGATAATGAAGATTTGCCAAAAGGCGCAATCATCGGCAGCGTCGAGATAGTGGATTGCGTTCAGAATCACCCCTCGCTGTGGGCCGAAAATGGCGTGTGGAACTGGGTGCTGGCTAACCCTATTTTATTCCCCGAACCAATACCGGCTAAAGGCAAGTTATCTTTCTGGGAATATGATAAGATTTTAGAACCTGTGTCTGATGGCGATCATAAAATTTGCATGTGCCGTATATGCGTGGATGAAAAAGTTCAGGTGATGAGTATGGGGAATTATTTTGTATGTAAATATTGCGGTGGACGCTGGTATAAGTAAATCTATAACAAAATGGAATTGAACATTATGGATAAAACGAAATGTATCACTTGCGATCCGGTAGCACAAGAAGCATTGCCGGATCATATTAAGGCTAAAATGAAAGCTGCTCGAGATAAAGCCAAATTAGAGGCATATCATAAGCAATGCCCTTGCTGGAACAGTCACAACGATAGTTGCTATGATGATAATTGCCCTTGTGATAGAGATTGTGAGTATATGAAAAGTTTCAATTTAAATATAAAAGATTTGAACGAAAGTGAAAGAAAAAGAAATCAAACAGAGACTTCTTGATGAGATATCCGGATGGTTTTGCGAATCTTATTGTTTGTATTACGGCAACAAAGACTATTGCGACACTTGTCCTATCAAGGAAGAAAAGTACTGGCTTGTACGTCCCAAACCTACCGCGGCAGAGAAACGGATAAAAGAAATCCAGTTCTGTGATAACTGCGTGCATTTCTGCCCGATAGAAGAAGGAGAGAAAAACAAACCCAACGAGGAACTATGCGAGTTTAAACGTCCGTTGCGCTTTCGTCTTGGAATAGATGACTATACCGGTGATGACACCGGATTCTTTTGTCCGGGATGTAAAAACTTCAAAAAAAAAGAAATTTAGCATATGATACCCTACAAAACCAGCCGGGAGTAATCCCGGCTAAAACAACTACTTGATGAAGGAATGGGAATCGTGTGCTTTGTGGATTATATAACAGCATGGAGAGCGCCGGACGATCCCCCCCCTATACGTGACGTCTACAAGGCAATGAAAACAGGTGAAGGTGATTATGAACTTTTCTCTCGAGGAGTTGGATATGCTTCCTATTGGAGCAAATATCACAAATTTACATTTGAGAAACTGATGAAGGAATGTAATGTCGAATTTATTGAACCGGATAAACAGATTTGATAAATCCTTGTTAATATACGAATTTACAGTAGGCACATCAGCCTCCTTAGCCGGCACACCTTCTCATTGAAGTTGACCGGCTCAAAGTCAAGGGAGTCAACCAGGCGGTCAATCTCGAGTCTGGCTGACTCCCTTTTTAATTTTCTTATTTCTTTTTTATTCGCTTTACGCATAGCTTTTCCCGTTTATGTTTGCGGCAATCGCATATAAACAACTGCACATCCTCGTACAACATCCTACCTAAATAACCGGCCAAATACGCCACTTCTTCACCTCCTATAGGCATTTTAAATGCCGTAGCTATATGATCCTCCAAATGGCGGCATTCGTGCTTTAGGGAGTTTAAAAACTCTTCCGGGGACGAAGTCTTGCTTATGACCATTACAGATTTCCGTAGCTTGTAATTGGAGTACGTGACACCGGTATCAAGTTTGCATGACACCAAATTATTGTAAGCCTCTCTTGCCTTGTCTTTCGGACAATCTATTGATTTCAACAAACCTATGATCTCTTCCGTATAATAGCAGGTGACACGATAAAATATATGCACCTGCCAATCGTACTTCTTTATGTATAGGCCTCTTCTTATCATATTTACATCATTTCATCCCAAATAATAGGCGTTCCAGAACCGATGCAATCAGCGTAGAAACGAGTAAACACAATACCATCGTAAGCATCCGGATCGTCGCAAACGTTCTTCACGTATAAAGCAGCATATTGATCATGGGGAATGGAGGAACCAAGAAAATCAGCCTTGCACATATTGGCTACATACACATAGTCATAGCCGCCTTTCTTCTTTACATCGACGTTATATTTTTTAAGCATTTCGTCGATCTGCTCTTTTGTCCAGGGCTGTACCTTTATTTTCTTGCCAGTTCCATCTTCTTTTTCCATCATGGAAATAGCCCAATCACACATAGCCTTAGAAAAATGCCAGCCATATGCGCTTAAATAAGCTTTCATCCCCGAAGGAAAATCATCGTACATATCTAACCTCATATCTTTACTTTTTTAAGAAGGGGCACAATGTCCCCTTCTGATTTAACGTCTGCGTCTGCGGTATTCCCCGGCATACCGTCCGGTTCCTCTCACGCCGCGCCTTTCACCGAAACCTTCTCCACCGCGTCTCCACATATCGCGGAATTCATCGTCGTCGTCATCGTCATCGTCTCGGAATCCCATACCGCCTTCCATTGCTTTTCTCTTGCCTTCCTTGCAACCAAGTTTATAGGCTTCTTCTATCGCTTCCATCAAGTCTTCGTCTTCATAAGCATCGAACTCTCTGAAAAGCTCTTCTAGTTTTCTATTTGATCCCATAATTATTACTTTTTAGTTGTTTCCTTAACTCCAAGCTGTTGCATCAATTGCTTGTTTAGCTCCATAAGTTCAGACATGTTCTTGCTCATATCAGACATCTGGGCCTTAAGGGTGTTGATTTCCTGTTCTTGACGTTGCTTTTCTGCAAATTCAGGATTGATCATTGTCAACATCTCATCGCAGGATGCTATCACGCTGAGGTCATAGTCCCGACTGTTAACCCTATCCAATCTTTTTTGTTTTATCATGGATATTTCATTATTCATCGCATCGCGGGAACATGAGACAACAAGATTCCCGTTTTGCCCAAAGTCGGCTATATCACTACCGGAGGGAAGATTCTGAAACGTAGTGTTCTGACCATTAATATTAGCCACGACATCTACGACCATCTCCATCTGAGGTATCTGCCCCATGGGAGCGGGCATAGGATATTTAGGCTTGGGTGCAGAAACGCTTACCACAGAACCAATCTCTATGAAATGTTTGGCTTCCTTATGAAGAATATACAACTGATTATTTACTCGAAGATTCTGAAACATGATTGTTTGATTTTAAAGGAGTGTGGTTATTGCAATTTTTACAACAACCACAGAACTCCATGTTAATTACTACTTGCTTCGCAAAGAAGCCGTTTCTGCTGTAGGAGCCGGAGTCGTTGTCGGTCTATATCCACCATTAACAAGATACAATTCGTTCGTGTATTTGTTGTAATGGATCTCATAGATACCCGGACCGGCAAGGTTCTCTACTCGCACAGGCACATCGCCGTAAGCCATCAACGGTCTCGTGTCCCCGTTCGTCCCTATCAGAATGGGCAGTGTTGCTGTTGTTCCAGCCGGGATAGCTTGACGGATATTGACATAGAAACCGCCTACATAATCCCGGTTACGAAACGCATGGTTCGGAAGCTCTAATGTCACGTTCTCCGTCCCTACCGTCACAGCCACCGTTGGCAAGGTGTTAAAGTTTGCCCTGCCAAGTGAAGGGAACGGAAAAGGAAATCCTGTAAAAAAGTTAGGCCACATAATTACCTCCTTTCTTACCCGGATCAACCCCAGTAGTTATTGCAACCACATCCGTAACCGCCGCGTCCATAAGCCGCGTCACCGGCATAAGCACCGAAAGCGGCTGCACGATAGGTTTCCGGGTTATACACCTGCAACTGTGGATAAGGAACGGATACCGTTGGAGGCATCTTGCACTTGATACCGTCTACATCACTTTGCAATGCCTGCAAGCCGGCTACCAACGGCGCGATCTGCTGACCGAAGTTGCTCAAGATTGTTGCATTCTGATTACGCTGAGAGATTTCCCCCTCCAAAACTGCAATTCTTGCATCCCTTGCAGCAAGGGCTTCCTGCTGACGGCGTGCCTCTGCGGCATCCATCTTGGCTACAATAGCCTGGAATCCTTCACGGTAAGCGTCCGACAAAGAACGAGTATTCCCTTCCATTGTACGTGTAAGCGTATTCATGTTTTCGCAACTCGCTAAGCGACTTTCATACCCCTGTCGTTCAATCGCAGTCTGCGTTTTGCAGCAACAATCGGCTAATTGAGCAGAAATAGATTGATTGCCCTGCATAATTGCAGTAATGATACTGTTGGTATTCTGTCCCATCTGATTGCCTAGACCGCATATTGCCTGAGATACAGAGTTAATACCAGCAAGGATTTGGTCTGAAGATAAATTCAACGCCTGGGCAAGTGATGCGATGTCCACACCGTTGCGATTAAGCATTTGCATAATCATGTCTCTTCCTTCATTGGCACCCTGATTGTTGTTTCCTCCAAAACCGAAGTTGCCGTTGCCAAAGATAGCAGCAATCACAATCAACGCAATAATGTCCTGAAAACCGCCGTTGTTCCCGAAGAAACCACCGTTACCGCCTCCACCGTTCATTAATCCCATGAGGTAACCTGTGTCAATACCCCTGTTCTGCAAAGACGGAAGGATTGATGCAAGCAAGCCGTTACTCGCTCCACCTGCCCCGTCTTGATTAAATACATAAGTTTTTTCCATTGTATTTTAAATCTTAGTTACGGTCAATATCAACCGCATCGCAAATGTCACAAAACAGTAATTGTATTGAATGGTAGAATGTTGTAGGCTTGTTGTAAAGTTGTTGTTAAACTGTCTGATTTTTTTACTTGTTCCCTTATCTTTTCTGTATTAGCCTCCTATAAAAACTATGCAATGTTTCTTCATAACAAATATATTATCTTAATTTACAAACACCTTAATGGCATATCAAGCGACTCACGTATATTCCTAACTATAACCTTTAGCAGATAATTTCTGCGTATTCTGTCAGGGTAGATATTTTTCAACTTGTTGATCGATTGCTGCGTAAATCCGGTAAATGACGATATTTGAGATTCACTGAATTTATATTCAGATAGTATAACAACCATGATACCGCGTGAATCAACAATATCACTTCGTTTACACTTTGACAGTATCAGGTCTTCTGATACTTCTGTCTCTTTAGAGACAATTCTTAATATTTTGGCAAAGATTTCAGATTTACACATAATGTTTGAATTTTAGTTATATCTTTGCCTTCGCTACATAAAACTTATCGCACATAATGCAACAAAAGCATAGACATTCATGTTGAAGATATTAAGTCCCCAACGTGCGAGTGTCTATGCTTGTGTATCAGTTTTATGTAGCAGTTAAACGTGATACGTTGGGGGCTTTTATTTTACTTCCCAGCCCCATAGGAAGAGACTATGAACAAAAGTCTACTTACCAAATTCTATAATATAGGCCTACTCCTATATACGGAGAAAAGCCATTCTTGCCTATTCCATATCCACCTATTACCCCTAATCCCCAGCGACGGTCTTTCTGGTGTACAATCTCTCGTTTATGATAAATTATCATCGAATCGAGATTGGGTCTATAACCGCTAACTACCGCCCTATACAAATCTGTCTCATAAACCTTTCTCTGGATTGGTAACGGGATATAAATCGTGTCAAGTACCTTTACCGTGTCACCCTTCTGATAAACGAAAATCGGGTAAGGTAGCTCGATTTCCTCTACATCAAGAATGTAAGAAGGTTCGGGAACAGGTTTGTTGATCGTGTCTGTTTCTTTGACTACCTCTATTTGCTTTTCTACCGAATACCTTCCGGCAAAGAAACAAGCAAAACAAAGAGCTAAAACAGATATGGCATACCAGGCTTTCATTTCTTGATGATGATCTGTTTTCTTTGTTCTCCTTCTAGCTTTAGCGAAACATGAAGGAAGTTATTTTTACGGTATAGGATGGCCTGATCGAACGTCAAACCGGAATCTTCCAATACTTCCAATAAATCACCGGCCTTTCCATCAATACTCAAATCGGCTGCTTCCCCTTTTTGATGTTGAGATGTAGGGACACCCCCCACTGCCGCATTCAACTCTGGGCATCTGTAGCCTGAATTAATGGAGATAGGCTTGCCGATAGCATCCCGTAATGGTTGTAGTAATTTTGCACACAGATTGGTGATAGCCAGTTTCTCACGCGATCCCGGATCATTCTTTATTCCTTTTGCAATAGCAGTATCGCTATGCATAAATTCTTCCAATGTAAAATTCTCTGTTATATTCATTTCCTATCCTCCTTTTTCTTTACTGATTTCATATATTCTTCAAGATAATTTACTTTACTTAGAAACTTAACCGATCCAACCCAATACAAAAAGGCTATAACTTTATTGTCTGGATATACCGTGTGCATGTTTTTCAGTATATTCAGACCATAACAATACACTACTACCCACGTTATCCAACTGACAAAGGCTTTTGTACTGTCTTTATCCTGCTCCATCATTATACCAATCCAAAAAGCAATAAGCAGGATCAAAAGGTAAATCAGAAGATAGATTATCGTCCTAAAAAATTTACTTTTCCTAAAACGCAAATCATCGGCTGCCAGCCCCCAGAACATATCTATGGTAGCCATTACAGGTATTACTATAAGAAAATGCTCGATAGGTGCGAAAAAATCTAACATTGAAGCAATTACCGCAATAGAAACAGCCTGTACCCAGCCGGTAAAATCTTGTATATATGGAATTAATCTTTGCATAATATCACATATTGAATAACACGGTAAAATAAGTGGATAATAAGGCAGCTATCTCAATCCAGAACATCGGCTTGCTCTGGTAGAACTTATACCAAAATGTGCCCTCTTTTTCTTTGGCAATGCTTAATGCAGTATACCCTACATAGGCAAGCCATACTAACAACATTGGCCAGAGGTTCAATGCCACCCAAAGTTGTGATCCGACAATACAGATGATTGCTCCAGCAGAATGTATCTTGCTCTCATAATCATCTTTGAAATTGGGAGCTGAACCAACAAAGAACATGCCAGCACAGGACAGAAATGCAATCCATTCCGTGTTTGGTTTACTTACCTCCAATATTGCAGGCATCAATAAACCGGCAGTCAGCCACATCGTTGCCATAAACCACAATTTATGCTCCAGATAGTAATAGGTAGCACTTATGGAATAAGGTACACCCTTAGTCTTTACACACACGGCAGCCGTGTAGGCCGCAATAACAAGCATTGAAATAATCGTCAAAATAGTTATCATACCAATCTTACATTTATGTTAATCAATTCTTTCAAATGGGCATATACCGGATTAATCGTACCATAAAAGCAGTAATATTTCTTCCTTACGCCGTCTTCCATTTCCGTATAATACTTCCCCTGTTCAAGCGTCATGCCTGGCGCATAGAGTTTGGGATCGTATTCAGTCCCCTTGTGATTTTCGTCCATGCGCTCATAAAGAGCAGCCGTATCTACCGAAGGAGGATATATTTCGAGAACCGGATTTATCGGTTGCCGGACTTTCCATAACCAGTCATCGTTAATTACCCGGTTGCCGGTATCCAACTTCCCGTTAATAAATTCTTTCCATTCCGCATGTGCGTATTTGGCACTAATCGCTTCATCATCCGTCAGTGACATTGCAGACACAGATTTACGGGTGATACGGGATAACTGCTTCTCTGAATCGTGCGTTTCCGTGTAGTTTACGGCTTCCTGTAATTCGGCTGTTGTTCTATGGATTACATCGGGGTAGCCCGTCACCTCAATCGCTTCTACATCTTCCACTGTCTCGGCAGCTTCAATATCAGAGAGTAACTTTTCTGATAGACCTATACAGATATCATTGTAGTCTGCCATCTCATTGAGAGCTTCCAATAACAGATCTGATTTATACGATTTCCCGTTTACTTCAACCGTATCTTTTCGGGCACACTGGTCTTTTAGAGACAAACGGTCGTATGTATATACATCGTTGTCCTCTATGTAATAGTGCCGGTAGTCGGTGTTGTAGACTTCCTGACGCTTCAAGTCTTTTGCAGTTTGAAGTTTTTCTTCCGGTGTCGGTTCGGGAATAGGCGTCAATTGCATATTGAACACTTCTTCTACGGATGCACCTTCGTTTGCCTCTTTAAAGGCAATCTGTTCCTCTGTCAGCAAAACGTACTTCCCTGCAATATAATCCTCCCATGTCGTGCCGATATCGTTGTTATTGGCATCAATTTTTTCCGGCATTGGGACGTAGATACGTACTGCATCCTTTTGTATATATATATAATTATCCATATTATTTATATTTGAAATAATGTAAAACTATAATTCCAGACCCTCCGTAAGTTGATTTTTGGCGTGAAAAACCATTCATGCCACCACGACCTCCGTCTCCTCCGTTTCCTGTATTATTAATTCCGTCTTTACCTATATCGCTATCATTTCCTCCTTCTCCGCCAGATGCATATAACTTATCGTTGAATGGACATTTAGTCGTACTCCCTTGTCCATATCCGCCTAAGTAAGAATAATAAGTACCACCATTTCCTCCATTAGTTCCCCCCTGTTGATAAGGTGCGCCACCACCTGAGCCGCCATTTCCTCCATGAGCTTTTTGAGTCTCTGGATTCCCTGTACCATATAACCCACCTTTACCACCTTGGGCACTATATGAGGTATTTATAAAATATGAATATTCACCATTCACACCATTTGAATCTAAACTATTATTCGATTTACCCTGTCCTATTTTTACTGTTAATTTTTGTCCAGGAGTGACCGATATCCCATAATATACTTTTGTATATCCGGCTCCGCCACCTGCCCCTGGATAATAACTACCGCCACTACCTCCACCTCCGCCTGCTCCAACTACAAAAGCATCGATAGATGTGCATCCGGAAGGTACTATAAATGTCCCGGAAGATGTTAATTCTTCTACAACTTCAATTAAAACCTTTTTCCGTCCTATCGTCCTTCTTCTCAACATATCAATCTTTCTCTTTAACGGTTATTGAATACATGACACCACTCGTAGCGATCTTCAAAATGGACATCTCGAAAGGCACGCCGGAAGTAGTGGTAATAGAACTACCGGACATTGATCTAAAACTGCCAGTAGTAGGGATAGGCTGCGTAAAAGAAGCGGTAGGATTACAATCAAGATATATCTCTTCGCCTACATTCAATGCCCTTGCAGACTCATTTATCGACAGGTTTGAAGCGGAGGATAGGGTAGCCTTAACCAACCTCTTGCTTGTCGGTATATTCACAAGAGTGGTGACAGTATTACTCCCTGTGCCGAAGTTTACTATATCATCCACCCTCTTCTTGTCCTCTGTCGACATATACCCCGCTGTAGTGGAGGTGGCGGTAGGGGGAGTGCGGTATTGACCGTTGTCGGAGAGGTATTTTGTACCATCACCGTTATTAACAAGATTCATGGAATTCCAGGCACAGACATATGTTTTATCGTCTGTATAAACGGAAATCCTCTTTACATTTACTACTAAATTTGCATTTAACTCAAAGCTATTAAGTCCAGACATATTGATAGTCAACCCATATGACTCTTCATCCTTTGTCATACTAAAAGGGAAATACACAGTGTTAACACGTGCTAAAGACACTCTATTTTCATAAGCATCAACTACCTTTTGATAATTTTCCTCAGATAATGCACCACTTTCATTTGGAAATAAAGTTGTCAAGTCAAGGTACTGATTGCTCGCCACTATCTCCGACCACGCCCCATTGTTACGCCCGTAGGTTTTTCCGTCCTTTGGAGCTTCCTGCACATAGTTCGACAAGTCGACCTGCGTACTACCAATATGCTCCGGCTTCCCGTCTATGAAGATATACTCGTCGTAGATATCGTTTCCCGACCCGGATTTGGGGACAAGATAGATAACATTACTTTCCCTCATTTCCGGGAGAGATTCAACCTTCTGAAGCGTTACACTATTAATGGCTGATATCAAAGACTGGACTTCTTCCTTTGTGTATGTTTCAGACTTTAGATAGTAATTTGTTAAATCGTTTACCGCTTTTGTGATAAAACCGCTATTGTTGGTCAGATCACTTGTTTTAGTTGGTATGACCGGTTCGGCATATTCCATGAACGTACCGGATGAACTGTTGTCTGAATCCGGTACAAACAGATATTTCTTCCCGGAAACAAGCCCAGCAGTGTCAACAAGCACATTACCCGTCCCTGCTCCGGCGGGTCCCGTCTGACCACGGGGAATGAAGAAATTCAAAATGTACTTCGGGTTGCCTTCGGGCGTCTCTCCATTCTCTACAACTTCAACTCTGGCTTCTTCCGAAGGATCAAGAGTTGTCGTTATCCCCTGTTCAAAGACTGCCGGCTGACCGTCTTTGCCTTTAGGGGTAGTCAGGTTAAGAATGTATTTGGGATTGCCTTCTTCGTCTACTCCGTTCTTGGTAAAGCTGCCGGAAGGGGTTTCACCAGAGGTGGCGTTGACGGATTCTAAGATGGGAGTTTTACCACTATCCCCGACATCGCCTTTAGGAATAGACAAGGATATTGTATATATCGGCGATCCGTCAGTATCATTCTGTTTAAAAGTAATTTGTGCTATAGCCTTTTCTCCCGGATCAAGAGTTGTTACTGGTCCTGCCTCAAACTTAGGCGTTTTTCCATCTATACCGTCAGAACCATCTACACCAGGATTTCCAATCTCACCTTTAGGTAAAACCAAATTGATCTTATATACGGGATTTCCCGACAGATCTTCACCATCAAAAGATAATGAGGCAGAAGCATCATCTCCATTTTTAACTGTCCCTATTTTAAACTGAGGTGTTTTTCCATCATTACCAGTAGATCCTCGAGGAATAGTTAAACTTATGATGTATCGTGGTAATCCTTCTGGTGTTTCTCCTGATCGCACAATAGATGATGAAGCTTGAGTATCCGGCTCTCCGGTAGTGGTAGAACCACCTTCTAAAACAGGTGTAGCCCCTTCTGCCTTTTTGCCTGTATTCACTCCATTAACTACCCAATAACCATTTTCATTAATGGTCGGTTCCACGTCTTGAGATACCTGCTTTTTAAAATCAGATACCGCTATAGCCGCATCCGATCCTCCCAAAGAGGTTTTTGATCCTAAAATTAAGTCATTGTCCGACAATGACGGGAACTTTGTGAAATTTTTTATATCTTTCGTCCCTGCCATATTACTCCGTCTTTAATTGATTGTACAACTGCCAGAAAATATCCCAAAATTGCTGTATATTGTCCTGTTCCAGAATTTGAGCTCTAAAGTTCTGAGAACTATACTCTATATCAACATGCAAAGGTGTTTCCTGTCTTTCATCCGTTAACGTTCCATCAGAAAGTGGAACTTGTCTTATCTCACTTTTAAGGAAAGATACATGCAAAAAATCCATTTTGCCCGTTCCTGTATCAATATGCCGTTCATAATATGCGACAATATTTCCCACAGTAGTTCGACCGTTGTCTGAAGTTCTTAATATTTTCAAATCTAATGTGTTCATATCTTCCTTTATTTATCAAAATGCATTACTATTTATATAATAATTGTTGTTGTAATAATAGAAAGTCACTATAGTTCCAGGAGTTGCTTCATACTGTCCATAAGTATAATTACCACTGCCATATATCGAACCGGCTGTGCCTATTATGGGAATACCCGATACACCTCTGAAAGCAACTTTTCCGCTATATCTTGTAATAAGAAAAGTAAACTTGATAACCGCCTGATAGGAAAGAGCCAGACCGTTCGAAAAGTAATCACTACCTCCAAAAGCGTCAAAAAGTTCTTGTTTTGTAGGCAAAGTTATTACTGAAGTAGCAGAAGTACTGCCTTGAAAAACGAATATATCCTTATACTTAAGATCATTCCATCTATATCCGCTACTTGGTATATATGTGACAACGGATAATCCTCCCTTAAATGAATTGAAACCTTCGCTATCTATCGCTATCGGGAAATCACAGTTTCCGGTATTGATATTCAATCCAACATTTTTATTTCCTTCTGGGTCCCAATTAAATAAGTTACTACTACTAAGATAATTTTTTTTTCTATTTTTAATAATAGAAGTAAGAGTGAATGCGCCTCCTACTGTCGATGGAATTAAGTCTTGACCAAAAGATATTTCGGTATTAGTGCCCTTCATTGTAATATATCCAGTTTCACCACCTATATCTTTATTACACTTAAGCCAATTATTTTCTATAGAAAAATTTCCAATTTTGCAACCATCATCAGCTATGAGCATTTTTGTATTTATTGTACCATCCCCATACAATCTGGTAGGTGCTTCTTTTCTATTAGAATAAGATGCACCTAACGCAATACGCGGTCCATTATCTGCATTGCCATCTATAGAAACATTTCTATTTTGACTCTCAATATGGGTATTGCTAAACCACCATCCTGCAATATTAGCTTCTTCTGCAAATAATAGCCCCGTAGCAATATTCTCAAATTGCCCTTGAAATGCTTTCCAATAAGAAGTATCATTGCCTGGATATTGCCCTGTAAATGTTCCTGCTGTTGTCTTTGTTATAAAATACCTACGAGAACTACCCGATCCGGTGTAAACAACTTCCACATGATCGGATGTACCTGTATATTGCTTAGAGCCGGAATATTCGCCTCTAAATGTTAAAGCAGGTCCATTAGAACCTGGAGAGCCAGTATCTCCCGTTATTCTGACAGGAGTAGACCAACTACTATAAATCGTACCATTTCCATTGAATATTGCCCTACTCATCCATAAGGGAGAATCACCAACAGGGGGATCAAGAGCCCAACCAGAAGGAGGAACCCATGTACCTGTGGGGGTTGATGGTTGGCTGCCGGAACGACGATAAACCTGATAAGTAGTCTTTCCATCTTCCCCAGGATTACCTGGGCCACCATCTTCTCCGTCAAAGCTATATTTAGCCCATAATGCAGGAGTTGAATACTCTCCCCATACATCATGAAACTTTTCTCTCTTGCTTACCCATTCATACGGAAGAGAAGGAGTTGGACCGACAGGATCATCTGTCCAACCAGTGGGTACATAATCGTCTTCCTGTTTTGAACTTGGTGTTGAAGGGATAGAAGAAGAGCCTGTTCGAGTATAGATGTATTCATAATCAGTACCATCTTCTCCATTTTTCACTCTGGTTATTGTAAAAAGAAGATCGAACGTTGACATACCTTCACAGTTAACATGAAGATTTATCGTTGCTTTATCTTCCGTTACTTCTTGTACCGCTACAAGACCATCTGTAATAGTATATTTACATCCCTCTCCTTCTGATGTTACAAGATATTTACCTTCACCCACAACATCACTATAACGTAATTTATTTGCACCCTTATAAGCCTGTATAATGGTCGAAACACTAAATTCAGATGCGACCACAATGTCACTTCCGGTCATTACCGTATCATCCCCAGTTACAACCTCAACTTGACTGTAAATTCCATCCGCAATATTATAAACGGCGGAATAAGTAGAAAGGACTGCGGAATAGGCATCATCACCTTTAAAATTGTTATCCAATCCTGGAACATTCCACACATTCCCTCCAAAATATACATTGTTCAAGTACACGGAGCCTTTTGCAAGGGATTCTCCGTTTATCACTAAATTGGATAAGTCACCATCTTGATAAGTGATATTCTTTGAAGGGTTTATTTCCCAGGTATCAACATTGATAAGGTACCGTTTATATTTCCTTGTGCTGTAAGCAGAAGCCTGTCTGCTTTTATCAGTAGCATTACCATACACTGAGAACTTCATTGATGCAGTAGGATGCACAGATGTTCCCGGTTTTAACTCATATTTGAAATGCGCATTATCAATGATTTTTACAGGTGTAAAATAGGAAGTAGAAAATCCTGCAATAGTGTCAAAACCTGCGCTATCTGTACCAGAAACAGCTTCGTTGCCCGTCAAATTATGAAATATACCACGACAGAAATCATTAATATGTAGACCTGATAATTCACCTTCTTCAAGTTTTAAGGTCACTATCTGGTTTTCAGTATCTACAGATTCAATAAGTCCAAAAGCAATAGAGTTCCATAACTCACCGGAAACAACATCAATACGGTTAAAACGTAATTCTGGTACTTCTAGAAATTCGCGAAGAGTCAAACTATTTCCTTCAATATCGCCATTCTTATCAAATTTTCCACCAGAACCTAAAAATCCTCCTACATATGTACCAAATGTAGCGCCATTATTAAGCCCAAGAAGATAGTTAGTTTGATCTGGTTTATCCTTTCTCAGATATTTCTTATTAAGTTCCTCTGGTGAAGCCCCACCGCCAATAATAGATCCTCCTGTAGATGTTGAACCTTCATTCCTTACATTATCAATGGCATCCCAAATCTTATCAATCGTACTTGCTATAGGTTTATCGCTAAGAGAAATATCATATGTTGGAATTGATTCACCCTCTCTTATGGATAAACTCTGAATGATAATGCTATAATCAGTACCAAAATCCACATCGTATAATGGGAGCTTCATTCCTTCACGAATCAAATCGTGTAGATTCCCATTTCTGGCCATGTATATCTCATCCACTCCAATATTATAGGTATAGATAACATGGTCATGTTCCGCCAGATAAGATGTTGCAGCTTTTAATAACCTATCCTCTGCATATTCCACATACTTTTCCGGCATCTTGATATTAAGAATCACAAATCGATCACCAGCGGAAAGATTCTGCCCAGCATTGGGAACTTGAAAATCATCCCTTGTTGATTTATTAAGAGTTATATCATAATTGCCACTCTCTAACTGAACAACATCTACAATCTCAAATTCATAGCCAATAAGACTACCGCTTTTCATTGATATTGTAGCTGTTTCTGTTGTCAGGTAGTCTTTGATATTGAAACCTATATTCTTGATTGTAATCTTGAAAGTGCCCTTTGTCTCTGTTTCTTTTGTTATCTGCTCGGCAGCAACCAGTTCATCTATCCTTCCTATATCCGGCAACTCTACCCCCGCTATAGAAGGATAGATATCTTCAAATACCATAGTGTACTCCCTAATCCCATAAGCCGGAAGATTCCTTGATTCAATATAGCTTTTACCCGTTTCAAGATACCCCGGCAACATTAAATTCTTTTTACCGGAAAAATCAGAATCGCGTTTATTGTAATCATCCGGTATATTACGTTCTCCTCCATAAGCGTACAACCGGGTTACTACTACCTCATCAGCATTAACATCCCTTTCTATTTGGTACAACCCGTTATTCTTGCCGTAATAAAAGGTGTGCTCCAAAGATTCTTCTGGATAGCCGATTTTTACATTTCTTTTGGATATAAAGAAATTTAGGCCAAACTCCTTGTTTATCATTACAAGAGCATTCCAGCAAGACACATTATCTATTTCTATCTCTGCGTCCTCCGTTTCAACACCTTCATAAACTTCTATTTCCCATCCTGGATAATCTCGATCCATATTTGCTTGTATTCTTTCAGCAAACGTTTTTGCGGTTCCGACAAAAGAAAAAGAAGGACTTGGCTGATAATGATAATCATTGCCGTACGGCACATAGTCCAACAACTGGCAATTCTGCAATTCGATATCTATAGTCCTAAATATCAAATCATATTTGAAAGCATTTAAGGCGCTACCAAAAGATGCGCTTTTTATCTGAGACGGCTCATAATCCAAATAGAACTCTTCTCCCCTATAAGTAATATGATCACCAATGGCAAAGTTTATAACAGAAGGAGATTCGAAGGAACAGGTTACAGTCCTTTCCCCCATAAAGGAACCATTGTACTCTAATTCTTTGATTGTACAACGCTCTATTTCGCCCGTTTTGTCATAAATAATCCACCCCATATCACCTTATGATAAATTGTTCTCTCGGTTTGGTTACTCTAAATTTCATTTTAAATACAGCAACATCTCCCAAACTACTATCGCTTGTGAAATCAAAATCGCTAAAGCCCTTGAAATAAGCCCCTTTACATCCGGTATTTGAATATGGAGAAAAAATATTAAGCTCTAACCCTTCTGTTGTCATATATCTAAATACGGCAGCCTGTTTAGTCGGAAATGTCCCTTGAGCTCCTTTATACACCATAGATATCTCTGTGTCGTAGGCTTGTAATCTTACAACATCAGGGAAATAAACATCCTCGCCATCTTCATCTATCCAATCGCGAGATGGCAACTCTTTTGTTTCAAGAGGTAAGAATAATGGCACACTAGTTGTTTTAATACCAAAGTCTGCATACAGATCTTTTGTTTCGGATCCATTTGCTTTCTGGAATATTAGCGTATCTCTGTCTGTTGCCATAATATTAAAAAAGAGAGCCTACGATGCAATGGCGTCAACCATTATACCATAGGCTCTCTTTGAAGCTCTTGTTTATTACAAAAGCAAATATAGATACAATCTATTAAATACACAAATATTATAGATTCAATTTATAATACATAATAACAACCCAGATAGCGGTATTGCTATCTGGGACATCCAAACGTGATACGCTGGGTACGAAGCCCCAACATGCAGATTTATCTTGTTTTATGTAGCAATATTATCTTCTTCCGTCAATTTGTTGCCGGCAATGAACAGCATCACAAGTCCGATTATGTTACCTAAGAAATATTCGCTTTCCGATCCTGCCAGAAGAACCCCGGCCACTAACAGGAATATCAAGGATAATGCTTTCATGATGCTATTATTTTAGTCTCGTTATCTAATCCGACATATTGGTTGTCATTTTTAACACCTGTAAGTCCGAACGGGGTTTTATGTTCAAACCAACATTGCATATTTAAATCATTGACTAATTTCACAATATGTAAGAGTGATCTTATTGTAAACCTATTTTCTTCAATATCAAATTCGTCTATATTGAGTATATCTTGAATTAATCCCAGCAGACAGGAAGGTAAACCGAATATGCCTGCATCATCTAAAATATCTTTGCCGAACTCTGCTAATACCCCTACTTGATCTGCTGTAAGACCTTCGAACTTTGTTGCTAAATCTTTAAATTCCATGATTTTGTAATTATTTTTGGTTTATTAATTGGTATAATATTGGCTGTCCTGCATTATAAAGGACTGCTGAATAGGTATGTATGTAAGGTTTATTCTATAGCCGATATCTTCCCGTCAGATGGATTTCCACCAAACAGATGGTTGATGTAAGCCAGCCCCTTTTGCGTGACAAGAATTTTTGTGACAACAAAACCCGGATGGCTGTTACGCTCAATGAATTTTTCCTTCATCTCAAAATACCCGGCATTGACAAACCGTTGTTTCGGCTCGTTCCGGTTAGAGAAGAATACGCCTACCTGCCTTAGCTTTTGGAATAGTGTGTTGCGTCCAAACCCCAGCTTTAGGATTTTAGCTGCCATTCCGATATCGACTTTGTCGTCTGTGATGAAGGCGGCATCTGCGAAGTCGGCTTTCGGTTGGAGCTTTGCGATCTTGGCATCCTTTTGCTGGTTGTCGGCTTCAAGCTGTTTCAGCCGTTCTTCCCGTTTTTCAAGGGTAGCCTGTGCGATAGTAAGAGCACGAGCCATGATTTCCTCTGGGGTATCGTCAGTTTTGGTAGCAATGTAGCCGCCGGTCTTGCGGATGGATGGGATTACTTCTTCACATACCCAATCTTGGAATTGTTCTGCGTTTGGCAACTTTGACTTCATGGTAAGTCTATACATATCCGATTCGGGAATAATATTTATGTAAGTCCCTTTATAGGAAGGGTGTTCCATTTTGGAACAGTGCTTGCAGTGGTCTAAAACTGCTTTTTGGGGAACTGCGTAACCTAATGCTTTTGCGACATCACTTGCTACAAACATAACTTGACCGCTTGTTATTACGGTACGCACTTTCCCAAACACGGGAGATTGGAATAATTTTAACTCTTCCATAACATTGAAGTTTTTAGCAATAAAAAAACTGCGCTACGTGTTGCTAAGGAACTTCAATCGTATCCTCCGGGGTGTTTCCACTACCCGACACGGCGCAGTCATATCATTATATGACAATATCGTATGTATAGATACAAAAAAAGCCGAATGTATCGGCATCTCTCGTACCGATTGAAGTTTTAAGCACCGCAAACATACGAACAAATCCGGAAACTGCAAAGGATTTCTTTATTTTATTTGTTTTGCGACTATAAAATAGTTACTTTTGCGCAAAGATTTAATTATGGGAACAAAAGAAAAGCTCATAGAACGCTTTAAAAAGCAGCCAAGCGATTTCACCTTTGACGAGATGGAACGTCTGTTGGCTGTTTTCGGGTACGAGAAATCCAACAAGGGTAAAACGTCCGGTTCAAGGGTGATTTATCGTAATGGTGACAAACGTCCCATCATGTTGCACAAACCGCATCCCGGAAATATAATCAAAGGATATGCTATGAAGCAGGTATTGGATGATTTAACTGAAGCAGGATATATAAAGTAAAGGAGGTTATTATGAATACATTGACTTATAAAGGTTATATAGGGTCTGTATCTTTCAGCGAAAGGGACAATGTTTTTTTCGGGAAGATAGAGGGCATTAATGGTCTTGTTAATTTTGAAGGAGAAAGCGTGCAAGAACTTACAAATGCTTTCCACGAGGCTGTAGATGATTATCTGGCGTATTGCGAGGAAGAGGGGATTGAGCCGCATAAGAGCTATTCCGGTTCATTGAACGTTCGTTTATCACCGGAACTTCATAGCAGAGTGGCTGTTCTGGCAAAACAAGCTGGTATCTCTATCAACGCTTTCATAAAAAAAGCTGTAGAAAAGCAAGTTGCAGTAATGTTGTGAATTATAGAGCTTTGAAATTATATGTTGTAAAGCATAAATTTTACTCCCAGGCCGTTCTCGGACGGCCTGGGGGGGTATAGTAATACCTCAATATCATAAAAACAAGCTAAAAATGTTTACATTTCCATGCAAGTTCTGTCAGCATTTGGTTTTAATACATGTTAAACATTGATAATATCAAGGATTGTTTTTGAGATATATAGCAATATTTAAGATAAACATATTTTATTTTTAACATTTAAATATATTATAATATTGTATTTATACCTTCTTTTGTATAAAAAATATGATTATATGGCTAAATTGTTACTATTATCTTTTTTATTACTGTTTAGCAACAGTTTGTATTCTCAAGTATATGATAAAACAGAAGATGATTTACGTATTGTAGTTTCTGATACAGAAACTTTGTATTCTCGTCTTATGGATGCAGGAACATTCCATCTTAGTTTTGCAAAATCTTTAACCAATGAAGATATAAAGATTTGGACTTTACATATGAGTTTATACGAGGGCAAAATGACTATAGATAAGGACAGGTTACTTCTAATCAAGTTTAAAGATGGGACAATAATGGAACTCAAAAATGTCGCAAAAATAGGAAAAACTGATTATGAGTATAGAGTTACATTTAGTAATCGTATAGAATATTATGTAGAGCCTTCTTATGAATTGTCAGAAAAGGATTTACTAAAATTATGTAAAAATGATATTCTCAAAATAAGATTTGAAAATGATATGTCCTATTTTGACCGAAAAATAGATTCATGGAAATTTAAAAAGCGTATAAATAAAATGTATAACCAGATTAAAGGAGCGCTTAATTCTTCGAATGATGTTAGAAAAGGTTTTTGAAAAACCAACAACGCTGAGAGAAATGGATGTATTGGCTGTACGTCCTTACGCCGTACCTCTAAATAATTAATATAGACCCTGTTATAATTTTGAGCAGCTAACGAATAAAGCAATAATAGAAACTATAAAAGCAAGCAAGGCTATAATTACGCTTATCGCTTTCCAAGGAATCGGATTACGCAAGTTTGGATTTTCTATTAAATACAGTCTACCGTAAACAGATACTTTGGCTGTCCAAACCGTATTGCCCCCTCTTACAAAAGAGGCATCTACAAGTCCTTTTCTCTTTAGAGAGTGAACGCAAGCGTTGAACACATGCAACGGGTACATGGATGGGCAATTAGCTCCACATGATTTCACAATCCTTAGCACCTCTTCCTCTTGCTTTGACAACTTGATCCGTTCCATAGACTTTTCGTTTCCTGCAAATTTACGAATATATTTCCTTTGATTTCTATAACTTTATATACGAAAAGGAATGTGTCGCAAATTTCTACACAATCCTTTTGTCATGCCTAACAGGAACCCCAGAAATTTTTGAAGCAGAAAAGAAAACAATGAAAAAATTATGTTATTCACTCTTTTTATGGCAATAAACATCGTTTGTTATTTTTTTTGCCTTACATTTGCAAACGAGACTATCTTAACATAGTTAAACTTCTATTGAAGAGAAATATTATGAACCAAGCTGTACAAACAAATTCAAGTACAAAATTAACTAAAAGGAAAAGCGAACGTTTAGGCTGGAAAAGCCTTGCGGAGCGTGATAGGAGACCTTTGTCTGAAAGAATAGGAGAAGGGCGTAGGGTTTATGCAAATACCAAGAAAAGTCATTTTGTATTAGTTCCTTAGTTATGTTTGATAATATACGTCCTTACGAATTAAAAAGGATACAAATAGACCACTCTCCGAAAATAAATGAACTTTTCGAAGAGTGTTTTATTTATAAGTTCTTCACTGATGAACAAACTAAAGGTGGAAGGACGAGATATATTGCAAGGGCAGAAGTGTATGGTGAAAGTATTGCTGTAAAATTTTATCCTCAAAGTGCAGATGAAGAACATAGATATAGTGCAAGCACAAACCGCTTTACTTTTAAAGGGGTAATTAAAGTAATACTAACATGCGCAAAACTAATACCCGAAATGATGGAAATTTTCCCAAATGCATCTTTTGTTATAAAAGCATCGGAAGGTATAGATTTGCAAACCAACACAGAAGAACAAGAATCCAATAATCAACGATTCAGAATATACAAGTATGCACTGAACCAAGTGATTGGTAATGAAAATTTCCAACATTATGAATATCCGGATATTAGTGTCTATTTTCTTATAAATAAAAGGGATTGTGATGATTTAGAAGATAAGCACGAACGCATAAAGAAAGAGTTGATAGGGAAATTTAACTTGGTGGATTTGTAATAACCAACCAATCCTATGGTCAGAGGCTTTTTGTGCCATTCATTATTGAATCCTTATCGCTTTCCCGCTCTTTCCTTGTGTAATGACGCTCGACAAAGAAGTCTGTATGGCTATTGCGCTCTTTTGAATTTCAAGTGCTGCATCAGCATTGATCTTTGTATTATCGGCAATGGCATTTAGTTGTTGTAGTTGAGCTTGTGCCGTAATGCTCATCGTAGGTAACAGGTTTCCTGCTATGTCTTCTAATAAACTACGCTTTACACTCACATCGTGTCGGATAGCGTTCAAATAACTGCCTAACAAGTTTGCTGTATCCTCTGTTACCCCTTGAATGCTTGACGATAACCCGTTTTGCTTTTCGTTGTCAGGAGTGAAAATATCATAGCCTTTGTCTTTGGCGATCTGTTTCCATGCTTCCAAATATTTGTTAACATCTCCTTGAGCTTTTATAGCATTATCTGTTATCCACCCCATAAGCTCGGTCATATCTTTGAATTTATCTTCTTCTCTAGAATAATCTTTATTCATTATTTCTTCGGCCTTATTTTGAGCCTTTTCAAAGACATCCCCAAGAGTGAGAGAGTATATCATATTAGTGGCCAACTTCTCCAGCATATCCGATACAGAATCAGTAAATTTCTTTGCCGCATCTGTCCCGTTTTCAAAAGCGTCAACCAGAGCATCCATCATTGTGTTACCCAAATCTCCAAAAATACCTGTCAGATAGTTTTTTACACTATCCAGAGCTTCTTCGTAAGTACTCCAGTTATCAAGCATCTGCTGTAAATAACGCTGATTTTCTTCGCTTAGCTTTTTAAACATGTCCGAATTGACAAATTCAGCCAATGCGTCCATATTTACAGAGCTGTCCTCGTTAAATAGTTCGGGGGCTGCATCTTTTAAAGAAGCATATTTGGCACTTCTGAACCATGTTGAATGTCTGATTTGAACTTGCATGTTGGCCAAAGATTCCTCTAAAGAATCAAATGTTTTATCTAAATCAATATCAAAGATATTCGCCACCTTGTCTGATACATCCTCATAAACTTTTCTGTTTTTAATATCATTCAAAGTGCTTTGATAACGCATTAGAGCATCGCGGGCAGCGTCTATATTATTCCTAGCGTTAGCCCATTCATCTGTTCCAAATATGGTATCATATTCCCCGCTATCTATGCGTGCATTCTCTTTAACTTTCTTTAATTCGTCATTTAGCTTGGCAACTTCTTTCCTATATTCAGCCATGTAATCCGTTCGATTAAAAAGACCGAATATTCCGGTGACAACCTTTAGCCCGGCTGAAATAGCAGTAAGAATTATTGATGATTTTTCCAATGCACTCATCCCTGCTTCTATTGATTTTATTCCGTTGGCCATTTGTAATAACGAGGATGTTATTTGACCCGCCTCTTTGATTATTTTACCGGCAGTACCACCTACTGAATCACCTATTTCAATAAAAGAATCATTAACCTTATCAAGAACTTTGTATAGCTCTTTCCAGTCCTTTATCTTGCCCTTATTATCGTCTTTCCCCTGAGCTTCACGTTCACCTCTCTCTATCTTATCAAGTTCTTCTCTTATCTTAACAAGCATAGCACGATAAGAAGCCAGTTTTTCCCCGTTATCAGGATCAGATATCTCGGCCTTCATCAACTCCGCTTGGGCTTCAATAAGCATCTTTCGTAGCTGCTCCAGTCCTATGCTCGATAATTTATTAACCCAAGATTGAAATGTATTTTCTCTTTGGGCTATTTCCACGTCTAAGCGTTTTAGCGCTTCGTCCTCCTGATAATAGGTTTCTTTTATCGTATCTGCTGATGCACCGGATTTGAACAGCACATTTCGTTTCTTTGCATACTCCTGTTCGATTGATTTTCGTTTTTCCAAATATCCTTGAAACTCTTTGGCCACACTGTTAAAATAATCTGTCACACTCTTTGTGTACAGTTTATTCTCCGTCTCAATAAGTTGCTGGATTATGTCTTGAAATTCAGAAGGAAGGTCATTTATTCCTGTTATAGACGATTTAAATTCGCTTTCCTTTTTACCTGGATTTTCGCTCATCCATTCGGCTTTTTCTGCTTCACGGGCTTTATTTATGTATTCGGCCGTTTGCTTATCGATCTCGGAAAGACGTTTTTTATGGTTCAATTTCAATTGAGCCAACTCTTTCTCTCCTCCTTCTGCCATCAAGTTTATACGAGCCTGTTCTAAATTCATCTCAGCCTTGACAGTTGCCTGCTGTAACTGTTGGTTGGCTTTTATCGCATTATCCTGTATTTTGCTCGTATTCACAGATGATTTTTTTGCATTCTGGACTTTATTAAAAGCAATATATTCGGCTCTTAACCTTTCAACTTCCGAACCTCCTATTTTTGCGGCATCAGCTGCCGCAAGTAATATTCCTTTAGCCTCGTTGACTTTACTATTATATTCTTCTTGGGTAATCTCCGAAAGCGATAAGCTGCGATTTAAATCCTGTATCGTATCTAAATATGTCTGGTATTCTGACATATCTCTAAACAATATATCTAATTGGCCCTTATTTACGGATTTGTTGAATATGGACGAATATTTATCGCTCCATTTCCCCGCATCATCTAATATTGATTGTTGTTCTTTTTGAGCGGAATTGCGATCATTTATAAGATTTCGGATATAATTACCATAGTTACGGCTAAAGTCATACGCTTTATTTTGTAAGTCTTGTTCACTGACGGCACCCAATTCCTTCATTAAAGCGTTTAACTTTGACTGAACATTCATCTCTTTCTCTTTAGCCTTGGCCAAAGATTCAGAGGCTTTAGCCCGCTGTTCCTCTATCAATCTCAAGGAAGCTGCGTTTTTGATACTTTCGGCCAATAAACTATACGCCTCACTGGCTTTCCCGGCTAAAATAGCCTCCTCGGACAACTTGCCCAAATAATCCGGGTACATCTGTTGTAGCTTTTCTACTGCCTCACGCCTCGCATCAATAGATAATGCCGCATTTTGAGTAGTATTGTATAACAATTCGAGCTTTGATATCTCTTTAGATACACTTTCAGAGGCATCCTTTTGTAGATCATTGAATTTCTTTTGGGATTCTGCCAAATACACCGCTGCATCTCCTCCTTTTATAAGGGCGTTTATCCATTCACCAATTTCACGCGAGTAGGCAACAAGTACCGTAATACCGACAATGAGCGCGGTCTGCCAGCTCAACAATCCGCTCAATACCTGTTTCCATACGGGGGTAGCCGTCTGTCCTGATTGACGGAGTAATGCAACCTCTTGCCGTACCCTTGATATCTCATCTGCCAGCATTGGCAAGTTGTTACTAAGTGAGATGACCCCCGTAGAAAAAGACAGTGCAAAGTTCGGAAGCTCCCTTGCGACCTGGGCGAGTTGAACTTGTAGGCCATTGTATCTCGTACCCATTGCCTTGGCCAATGTTGAATTATTGGCCATTTGTGCGTTTACTTTGGCCAGGGCTTCGTCGGCGTTATTAATCTGTTGCAACAATCCTTTGCCGATCGACGAATTGCGATCAACCTCGGATAATGAGCGGTAAGTATCACGAAGTTTATTTAGTTCAGATTCCATCATCTTAATGGAACCTATAGCCGTCATCGTCGTATTGGAATATTCTTTATAAACCTTCTGCTGGTTTAATAAAGCTCCTGTAGCTTGATTAATAGCCGCACTTTGTTTTTTAGCCAAAGCCTCAATACGGCCCAAAGCCCCCGTATCAATGGTCAGTGCTCTCTGTCCTGTTATAGATTGCATTGCCTTATTTAGAGAGACGGATGGATCAATACTTATATCCGCAGCCTTTAATGCGGTCTGTATGTCCTTTATCATCTTGTCGGTATCCGTGACGATCTCGACGTTTACTTCTTTAAGATTTTTCAACTCAGACAGATCAGGGGTAATTTTCACATCTACCCCCAACGCTTTTAATCTCTTTTCTACATTTTTGCGAATCTCTGCGATATCTTTATCCGTCTTGTCCTTTAATCCTAACTCGAACCAGAGTTTGCCTAAATTTGCCATACACTATTACTTTTTGATTTTAAATCCGGCAAGGTTGATGACCGGTTTGTGTCCTTCTTTATATCTCTCCTCCCATTCTTGAGTTACTTTTTCAATTCTCTGTTTTGTGGGACGTTTGGGCGATTTCGCCTTTCCTTTCTTGTCATTCCCCGTAAGATAGTTTATGACAGGCTTGTCTATGGTCAAAAGCTCTATTTGAGCGCATGTCAGTACGCATCTATACTCATACATAGGAATTACGACCAACCCCCAAAAGAAGGATTTGGAAGCCATCAGATTAGGGTGTTTCTCTCCTATTGTCCAGGCTTCGCCGTACGCTGTTCGAGAAGGATACGATCGGCTTCCTCCTTCTTCATATTCATTTTCGAGTCTCTCATCGCGGTCGCTAATATGATACACATCCAATAATCCTGTATGAGCGATGCTTCTTTTTTTTTACCTTCTGTTACAATGGAAACAATTACTTCCGAAGGAACATGATGATACAGCCATCTCCACAGTAAGGAATACAGGAATGTGATCGAAAATAAGCCATTCAAAAGGATTAAAGCAGCCGTTCGTGCTGGTACTTCATTGTCATTTTTACAGTTCAATGAAACATCAGTTATCCTTTCCAACGTATAGGGACGCATCCATCCTATATTGAAATTCATTCTACCCCAACGAATAGTACTCTTGGAGGCAGTTCGTACCTCTTGAAATATCTTTTCATCCTTCCTGGAAGGCTCTTTGATTCTATCAGCCATATTTATTGTCATCAATAGAATAATGGCGGAACTTGAATTATGCAACATAAGCTCCGCCGTCAGTGAATATATTAAGTAGCCTGTTTCTCCAAAATAAAGATGTCTGATCCATCTTCATTCTCCAACGGAGTTACGGTCACATTGAAATATGCCGGATTATCACCATCCGCAACGACGAGACTTCCGTACATTTCAATGCAAGGTAAGATTACGATAACATCCTTGTTATCACTCATCATGATAAGAGCGCCGGAGATCTTCTTAGGAGCCATACTATATGCAGCACCTAAATAACTTTCATCTTCGGATAAATTGGAGGTCGAAACAATTTCCTCTTTCTTATCCATGAACAAGTCATTAATAATTCCTTTCAAACTGGCTACTTGAAGAGAAATATCCGAATCTCCTTTTTCTGTTCTAGTCACCCAGTTAGCACCTGTGGTCAACTTTATTTCTGTTGTTTCCGGTTCTCCTGTATTAAACGTTACTCCTTCTGATAATACAGGTAGTTCCATGTCTACAGTAATAGCAGAAGCCAATTTTGAGACAGTCAAAGGAGTCTTGCTATAATACACTTCGTCCATTTTATTAAAAACGGCTCTAAGTGCACTCAATTGATTGGTAACAGTTATTTTTGCCATGTCTTTTTATCTTTTATTGTTAATACTTATATGAATCTGTTTGATTTATTTTTAAATCCGCATTGATCAACCAGTGAGAAAAGCCCAATCCATCATCTCCTTTAAGAACCAACACCGGGTTCGTCACACAAAAACGACCATTGTTTGTTTTTATAGGGAAAAGAGAAATTACCGAATCGAGCATTGTTTGTAATCGGGGAATGTTTTCCAACCCATTCTGTTTATTCCTTGCAGCAAGGTCTATGCGAAGGGTCGTACTTTGTAAAACATTACTGTCCGGGACATTAACAGGCATAGAAACGACTATGAAATCAGCCATTTGTTTCTGGCTTGCGGCTTTACGATTACCTGCTGATACATCCTTGCTGATACCGGCAAACAATGTACAGACCTCCTCCAATATTCGGGATATGTAAAAACGACTCACTCTCATACTTTCATCGGTTTTAGTTCTTCTAAAACTATCCCCTTAGCCGACTTATAAGTATCGGTCAGAACATTCAAATTCCGTACATTCTCAAGATATTCGGAATATTCCGTGCCAGTAGTCATTACGACAGAAAAGCCCTTTTTAATAAAAGGTCTGTAAGAGGACAGAAAATCAACCGCCGAATCAGCACCTAATTCACCGTCAACATCCACTTTCCCTATAACAGAACGAGCTTTTCCTTCATAAGGCTTACTTAAATAAACCCGTTCACCCTTTCGTACTTTAATATGTACAGGCTTGCGCATCGTATTTCCTGCAATCACCATTCCTATTAATCCACCATTATAGTAGATACCGCAGGCGTAAGATGTTTGCGTATTACCCGTAAATCCATCAAATTCTCTTTCACTCAAAGCATGGTCTATCAAATCGGCACATGAACGTTCGATTACAGCATACAGATAATTATTAATGATCTGTTTTGCTTTTTCCATTCCCTCATTAAACACCTTTCTGTTATCTTCCATTTCTTTAGTTTTTAGAGATATTGAAAAATACTTCCGTCCCAAAGTTGGAAATGTTCACATCTGTTATAAGAATGTCTATCCACAAGTTTACTCGATCCTTTACATCAATCATATCGCCAGGCAATATCCCTTCTACGAATCCGGGTATTGAAACTCGGTAATCTGTCTTAGGAACATTATCGGAATAAAAATTACGGATTGATGTATTACTTTCTTTCCGGCATTCACCTTCGTAAAGTATAACCTTCTCGCCTTCCGAAAACTGGGTTGCCCCGGTTATCCGATAGATTGTGCAAGTATGCGGGTATCTTGGATTACTAACAGCCATATCCCTTCCTCCAAATCTTCATTCCCCTGGCATGAACACGCGGCCCTAATTGAGTATAGCGAATCTCTCCATACTGAGCATAAATACTATTGGCTATCGCGGTCCACCTTCTTTTGTCCGTTTCAGATATCTGTCCTCCTCCTTCCTTATGTTTCCAATTCCCATCCGCATCTTCAACGCTGACTTTCACACTTGGCATATTGGAGCAGGCCATATACACATCCGCTTTCAACAACATCTTTGTTTTCAAGTCCAAGTTTGAAACCAAAGAATCAGGCTGAATTTGACGATCAGAAAGGATATTAGCAATCACTTCATCACTCAAATCCATATTCACGATACCACGAACATATTGTTCAACTGTACGCTCAGTATTTTGAGAGTCACGAATCATACCATTAAGCAGTTACCGTATAAACACACATATACTGAGGCATACTTGGAACACACAATATCGCCATCTCGCTCTCTACATACATGCTTTTTGTTTCAGCATTGAACATCTGACGCAGCAGAGTACGACCATCATCAAACCATGCAATGCGCTGCGTAGGATCGTCCGAGAATACCATAGGTTGAACGCTCTTTATTGTCCCAATCTGACCGTCTGGTACAAAAGCGACATTGAGAGGATTAAAGTTCTCTATAGTTTCCACTTTTAAAGACTTCGACTCTTCATCGAATTTATCCACAGCAGCAATGCTATCTCTTGGGATGATTGACGCACCGATAATACGGCGAATAGCATCTAGCTTGCCTTCATCAGTCATATTTTGAGCATACTGAGAAGCCACCAAATCGGGATTAGCAGCACCTGCCGCACTCGGATAAAGAGCAAGTCCAATGCGTTTCAGTACCTTTGTATGAGTCAAAAGATCATCCAACAAGCCAGAAGCAATTTCAAAATGTCCGGCGGGGAATCCCTTCTTGCGCATAGCCTTTACTTTGTTCTTAAGATACAGTAGCGGATCAGAAGTTGTTCCTTCATTTGCTGTTGTATGTTCATTTGTTTTCCACCATCTGTTTTCTCCGGAAAGCGATTCTTTGTTTGCGGCAGGAATACCAAAATCAAATGTCAACCCGCTGATACCTCTCGGATTATTATCTAATCCAATCGTGAATTGGCCAGTAGATGCAACACGCATACGCTGATGAGTTATAGCATTTCTATTACCTTGTAACAGATTATCCGTGCTGGTAAATAGCATTTCCATAAGCGCAGATTGGGTTGCCGTATTCAATGCGGCATCTCCAAAACGCTGTACCATAATCATACGTTCACGAAGCATCTTTTCACTGATAGGATAGCGATGCTTCTGAGTCGGAATCTTATTTGACCCGATCTTAAACTCACCAAATCCTTTGTCAAGACCTTGCGAAACCTCGTCCATATAAACAGGAAGAGTTGCGATATTAAGAGATGCAATCAACTGCTCATATGTGTAATCAAGTTGAATCTCCGGGTCCCATGCAAACCCGTCGGCTTGGAGTACATTGTACTTTTCTTGAAAACGATCGACAAACTGCTGGAAAGAAGCTCCTCCCAATCCGAATGTCATTAAGTCATAGTAATTTGATACCATTGTTCTCATTATTCACCTCCTTTTTTTTAAGCTTCCCGAATAGGGGTAATTTGAGGCAGTACTGCCCATACTTCATCCGGTACAGTCTCTGCCAGCCTATCTGCATAGATCATTCCCTCGAATACAACTGCACCAGTCGCATAACCAGTATCCGCATCCACATAGACATCATGATACAAAAGCCCTTTGATCGTTGCCGGTTCTACCGAAGCGCCGGATTGAGATGCCGTCTTTATTTCGGAAGCTTTGATTATCTTTATTGTGTGTGCTGACTGATCAAGTTGACACATACTTCCGGCAGGAATTACTTTCCCCTTGTAATCGGATATATTAGTGATGTTACCGCCTACAGGGTATTGATTCACCACCTTGTGCCAGATATTTTTTCCTGAATTAAATTCTTTCTGGCCTCTACCAAATGTATTACCTAATGTTCCCATAGTTTTGTTATTTTATTGTTTTGCAGGGAATTTACCTTCTTGAGCTTTTTTGGCAAAGAAATCATCTAATGCCTTTGATGAATTATGTCCACTACCCGATGCGCGCCCACCATATGGGGTAGCACCTTCTCCATTGTAAGCCTTTAACTTCGATTCATACAAACGCTTAGTTTCTTCTTCCAACTTCGCAATGTCCATCCCTTCAGAAATTGGCACAAGATTAACCACATCTTCCCAAAGAGCTTTATTATAAACATTTAACTCCCCTGATTTTTGAATAACTTTTTCACGCAAAGATTTTTCAAATGTTTTTTTTCTTTCCTCTTCACGTTCCTTCTCAATAGTTTCAAGCCGTTTCAATAAATCACCGTTACCGTTATCTCCAGCCTGTGGACTTACTGGCGGGGTGGGAAGCTGAGGTTCACCACCTTTAGGCTTGTAGTTCCTCGCAAACTCGGCCTGTTCAAAACGCATCTGACCTCCCATAGCCTTAATTACATTAGCTTGAGATTGGTAAAAAGAATCGTCTACCATTTCATCCGATGTGATTGTAGGTAAAAGGGCATCAAGATAAGCGTCAAGTGTCCGAGTGGTAACTCCGGTGTCTCCGAAGTATCCATTTGTGCCGGGTTCTCCGAGCACATTTTTTAATCCTGTCAAAAGGGTCTCTTTTTCCATTTCTTTTAAATTGTTTATAAACAAAAAAAGAGCCGACTATAACGAATTTAATCGTTACAATCGGCTCTCTATGAAGCTCTTTTAAGCGGAAGCGATAGGAATTGGAATCTTTAATACCTCTTGGGTTGTTACATTAACAATGTAAAGCTTTCAACCTTCTATCGACACTTCCTATTCTGTTATGGTTACATTTACATAATGCTTACACCTAGTACATTTTATCCTAAGCATGGCCATGCCTGATACATATTGGATATCAGCCATCATTTTTCCACAATACGGACATTTCGCCGCTTGAGTTCGGACATCTAAGCCATCTTTGTCTAATCTTGCTACTACTTTAAGCATATATTTTATATGTTACACCGCAAATATATAGACAAAATCTATAAACACAAAACAAACAATAGATTTTATTTATATATTTGCAATACATAAAACAACAGAGTTCCTAGAGAGCCGATAAGACATTGAGCAATAATGTCCTGTCGGCTCTTTTTTTTGTTATGGAAGTATTAGAAAAAGATATAAAAACAGCTTCAGGTGATCCTGTATATTCTTATGAATATATTGAAGCGCTTCGTATGTCTGATAAGAAGAGGGCGAATAATCTAAAGATTATCCCTCAAAAAGGATCACAAGAGAGATTTGTAGGAAGTAATGCAGACTTGACATTCATAGGCGGAAATCGTGGAGGAGGAAAAACGTATGCCATGCTTTTAGAAGCTATAAAAGACATCAACAATCGTTATTTTAATTCACTAATTTTCAGAAAAGAAAAGAAAGACTTTGATAATTTAGAAAAGGAATCATATCATCTCTATAACCAATATGGTAAATACAATAAATCACAAAGCGATATGACTTGGAATTTCTATAGAGGTGGATCGCTTGCTTTTTCCCATTTTTCTGACACTGTAGCCGACTTTAAAGAACGTTTCCGTGGAAAACAATATGCTTATATAGCTATAGACGAAATCCCCCAAATGGAATATGCAAAATTCAAGTTTTTAATGACTTGTAATAGAAATGCTAGAGGTATTCGTAATCGTATGGTAGGGACTTGCAACCCAGATCCAGATAGTTGGGTTCGTAAATTTATTGATTGGTGGATAGGCGAAGACGGATTACCTATAGATGAACGGGACGGTGTTGTACGATATTGTTTTATGGACGGGGATACGCCTGATTCTATATATTGGGGAGATACACCGGAAGAAGTCTATAATCAATGCCAAAATATTATCGATAAACATTGGAAACCTGAATTTGAGGAATTAGGATTCGACAAAGTCACCATGTACATTAAATCCGTCACATTTATTCGTGGAAAATTAGAAGAAAACATAAAACTCATAGGCTCCGATCCTAACTATGTATCCAGTCTGGTGCAACAAGACGAAGAACAGAGATCAAGAGATTTGGACGGGAACTGGAACTTTAAAAATACAGGAGATGATCTGATTAAAATGTCTGATATGGATCGCTTCTATAACGCACCAGCCCAAATAGCAAGGGGCATTAAATACGTATCAGCGGATATCGCTTTTGAAGGTGGGGATTTCTGCGTTATGTGGTTGTGGATAGACCTGCACATTAAGGACGTATTTGTCATGCGCGAGAACTCAGCAAATACAGAAACGATGTTCATGGCAAAACTCAACGAATGGGGGGTACGCGAAGAAAATGTTATCTATGACTACTGGGGAGTAGGACAAGCCATATCCGGCCATGTCAAACGCGCCGTCAAGTTCACCGGAACCCAAAAGCCAGAAAAACAATTTGAGAATTCTTATAAGAATATCAAATCGCAGTGCGCTGAAATGTTAGCCCATTACATCCAAGACGGTAAGATTTCTATCGAACCGAGGTTACTGGATTTGAAATTCTCCGGCAAGAAAGGGAAATACCAAAAAGTCGCCCTAAAAGACATCCTGATGAAAGAGCGCAAGTGTATCAGACATAAAGACAATTCCAATATAGGGGGATTTGAGCTTATAAACAAAGAAGGGATGATCAAAGCCGTAGGATATTCCCCCGACTTTTTCGAATCCCTTATCTACCGTATGTATTTCGAGATAAACAAGAAAAAAATTTTTAAACCAAAAGGGATGCTAAGGTACGTATCCTATAAACCATTTTGATCATGGATAAAAGAGATATCAAAACAAAAAGACCGTGGAGAAGAGTCAGACCGGAAGGCTATATGCGACATGGTACATATATGGCAGAGAAAGAACCTTTGCTGATAAATGATCCTTGTTTTTATACATTTATGACGCAATCGGATTTTATTAGAGAATACTATCCTTCTGGACATATCATAAATGACCCTAATATTTATCCTGACATCTACAGAATGGAAGAGGAACCCGTATATGATGAAAACGGAGAGCCGACCGGCAAAATGCAAAAACGCCTGTACAAAGAGCTTGTTCCCCGTTATTCTTTTGCCTTCCAACAAATCATCACAGTAAAACAAATAGTACATTTATGTGGCAATGATATCCAATTTGAATTCGTAAAAGAAAAAACATCAGAAGAAGAAGAAAAGAATTTTTACCTTTTCCGGGAAGGATGGCTAAAAAAAGATATGGAAATAGCATTCTTCGATGCTGTCAAATCAACAAAAATAACTGGAGATACAGCCATTGTCGGATATCTCCAGGAAGGAGTGTTTGGTTACAAAACGCTATCTTTCCAAAATGGAGATACGCTTTATCCCCATTATGATCCAATAACAAATGATCTCCTCGTTTTTGCCCGTTCTTATTTCGATTACGATGAAAACGGGAGCCGGATTACTGAATGGCTTGAATTATGGGATAAGACATATCTTTACCGTTATAAACGATCAGAGCAAGGAGCCAAAGGGATTCTTAACAACATATTAAGCCTATTCGGAGTAGACGGATATGAGTTGAAAGAACAATCACCTCATGGATTTCCATTTATACCCGTTGCATACCATAGAGATGAAGATGGTCCATGCTGGTCGCCATCTCAAGATGCTTGCGATGGTTATGAAATGTCATTTTCGCAAATGGCACAAAACAATCAAGCATTCGGATTTCCTATCATGTATCTACAAGGAGAAGGTGCAGATTCTATGGCAATGCAGCATGATTTAAACGGTACAATTAAAGTTATAACTGGGGGACCGGAAGACAAAGCTTCTTTTCTGTCTCAGCCGAACGCATCAGAATCATTTAGCAAACAGCTTGATACATTATACAAAATGATCTATGAGCAATCGTTTGCCGTTATTCCACCGGAATTAAAATCAGGAGATTTACCTGCTGCCGCATTAAAAATTCTATATTCTCCTGCCTATGAAAAGGCAATGATAGATTCAGCCGAATACCAACCGTTCTTAAACGATCTGGTAAAGATTTTCATGTTCGGATTCGGAGTTGAAATGAAAAAGACGATAGATTTCATGAACCTGCCTATTAAATGGTGGATCAAACCATACATTCATATCAATGAATCGGCTATGGTTGCAGACCTCGCTTCGGCTGTTCAAAACGGTTTCATATCGAAGCGAACTGCATCCGAACGTATTCCGATGTATTCAACAGCAGGAGAATGGGAAAGAATTATCAGAGAGGCAAAGGAAGAGCAACAAAATGATTTACTAAGTCAAATAAAATTAGCAAATGCCAACCGAGAAGCAAATACAGGAAGCTAAACTGTTTCTTCAAACGAGAATTGAAGCAGAGATTAGTGCGAAGAATAATATTGAGGAATATATGATGGAAGCCGCGCGTGAAATCATAGCAATTTCTCAAAAATACAATATTCCTCCGCGCTTATTCCGTTTCGGTTTTAATGAGTCGCTTCGAAAGGAGGTAGATAATGTCATCAAAACACTAAAAGAGAACATCATTTATGCGACAGAAACTTTATCGGTCTATGACAGGGAAGATGATAAAGACTCCATTCTAATCTATCTCAACAGTGATAAATACGGGAAAACGTTTAAAGAGAGAGTTAATGAATATGCCAACCGATATAAATTCGAATTAGAAGCCGCGATAGCAGCAGGAATATTCTTTGGCAAAACCGACAAAGAGATATTATCCACCATTAAAAGAAGCTTGTCCATGCCCTACAATAATCAGTATATCAAGGGTTCATTCGACAAAGGACTATCGGCAACGCGCATAGAGACAAAAGGCATAAGCTATGGAGTTGGGAAAAGTAGCTCGGCGTACAATCTCTTAACCTCTTTGTCAAGAAACGAAATTGCTTTGACTTGGATGTGGTGGTATGGTAAACAGGCATTGAAAAAAAATGCTACAGGTTTTTATTCGTTTCGGGGTAGCTCATACCCTTGTGCATTATGCGATGATATGGTGGGGTTCCACCCCATGCAAGACTATAGGTATCAATGGCACTTGAATTGTCGATGTTATTTTGTATTCGTGTAACACATAAATTATGAAATACTTATGGATTATTCAAAGAGTATAAAAACAGAAATAAAGAAAGCGAAAATATCAATTGAAGAAAAAATTTTCGCCGACCTCATGTTGGCAGGTTGGAAAGACAATGATGCTTATATAGCAGCTTTCGGCTACAATATTAATTTGTCGGATAGCTATATCAAGTCACAGATGCGTACTACAATAAACAATCCAGATTTCGCCAAATACATGGAAGCGACAAGCAAAAAGAAGGAGAAAAAGGAGATAAATTTAGAAAATAGCGATGACATCACTTTGGAAGAAGCCTTATCCTTAGCGACCAAAGAGGAAACCTTAAAAGGCCTCATTATCGCCAAGTCAAAAATGAAAGCGGGTTCCAAGGAATGGCTTGATGCGACAAAACTCATTGCCGACTTACAGCAGATGAAAAAAGATATAGTAGAAGAGGAAGATACTACTGTACATTACTACCTACCACTTACATGCAACAGATGCTCTTTGTATCTGACAAACAAAAAGAAAAACAACAATCATTAAATATTAAAATTATGGCAACAACGACAGTAAATTTTCAACAAGATGGCAGCGATTATATTTCTGATATCATCATAGCCCAATCCAACACATTAGCGTTTAGGATCAAAGTTGATAAACCAGGAAGTATTATTCTTGAAAGATCAATCACAGGTGATAATTTTATATCAGAAATAGGATTACCACCTTCTCTTGTTCCAGGAGACACTCTCTCCATAGAAAAGAACATAACAGGAATTGTAGCTCAACAACAACTCCGTTTCCGTTTTCAGAATTGCAAACCTGTTTCAATATCCGTACTGCAATGATAACTCTCAACAACATCAATTTATCCAGCATTGATCTTTCGGGCATAGACTTGAGAGGGATAAAGCTGGGACTTGGAGGACGTGGTGGCGGTTCCGGAGACGGCTTCCCGCAACTTCCGGGCGATGTCACCCGCTGGCATTTTGGCGGCCTGACGAACGAGATGATGGCGGCTATGGACGATCCGAGGATTGAGGATGCGGACCATAAAGGTAGGTTCTTATCCTTCAAGAATTTCGCTTGGAAAGGGATGTCCGGGGTTGGCGGGTATGGCGATGAAAATTACCAAACATTCTATAAATTCACATTAGATGATTATGTCTTTATAGCTAGTCCACCTGGTGTTAAGCACATGAATTTTACGTTTAGGGTAACGGGGTTACAGCCTGGAAATAAATTAACATTAGCTTTTTTTGGAACAACGAATACTGTCTACGGTACATGGGACAAAGATGGCATATATACTGTTGATGCTGATATTGTTGAGGCAGGGAAACCAACATATTTTTATAACGGATATGGATCAACCAGAGGAGAGTTTACGATTGAAATCCTTCCCCTCTACCCCGGCTTTATCCTCGGTGACGGAGTAGACGACTTTGCAGTTACAGAGAAGGAGCTTAACTTCAAGGATACCTATACGGTGTACACGGCGTTTATTCCGTTTCAGAATAATCCGACAAGGAATATGATTTTGTGTGGAGCTGATAGCAAAAAAACTTTTTCCATGCAATATTCGTCTTTGGTTTATGTATCTTTTATAGCGGGTAATAACTATTATATAAATGCTGATTTTGTTAATGGGCTTAATTTGTTTGCTTGTAAACGAAATGGTAATAATATATGTATTAAGAACTTATTAACTAATAAAGTTGTAACAGGTACGTGTGGGGACTGGGTGGAAAACGCTGGGCTATATTATTTATGGAAGAATGCAACTTATGCATCTTTTGCTAGAGCCGGCATCGCCGGTCAGATCATCGACAACGGTCACTTTACAACCGATGAAGAGGATGAAAATATTTTCAACTGGCACAAAAAGCAATATCCCTGGCTCTTCCCCGACCAGGCATGGACTGTCACCGGCAAAACCAACGAGGACGAAGATCGTGCTACTATTGCCAATATTACAGGCAATGGTAATAATCTTGTGCTGTCGAATTTTGGGTTTGCAGAAGGGAGTGGGTATGGGTTGTATGCATATAATTTCAACTCATTTGAGCTTAGAGATAATGTAGTTAAGCCCACAGATGTAAAAAAAGATTCGTTTAGAATAATCGGAATTGGGGACAACGGTAATGTTTTGGTTTTATCAAATACATCTAATTCTGCTGCCTGGAAGATACGTATCACAGGTATGAAAGAAGGGGATAGCTGTATAGTTGGAAATGCAAATAAAAGTGGTGATTATATTAAAATAATCAAGGATGGTATATATACTTTCCAAAAACAGTATGCTGCAACTTCGATAAATGGTATATGGTATAATTCTTCACAAGAAGTAGATGTTTTAGTTGAACAAATCCCCGAATACGAAGGATACCTCATTACTGATGGGGTGGACGATGAAATAATTAGTGCTAAACTAATTCAATTCGCAGATAAATTTACCATTGTTGGTGATTGGAAGTTTATGGAAGATAGAAATGATAATGCAGGATTATTGAAAGCAAATCAAATTTACATCTATAATGCTACAACAGGAATGAGGATTTATTTAAAACAGGGTTCAAAAAACTATCCTTTTTCTTGTAAAAAGATTAACGCTTTGACTTCTGATGGATGGGTGTATGATGAAAAATGGGATAAATACAAAGTTTATCCTATTGGAAGTGATATTGATATTTCAAGCCGTTTATTTTTAGGTTTTTATAGCTCAAATTTTACCAAAATAGCCCTAAAAAACTTAGGCATCTACAACGATCAACTCCTCTCCAAAGACGACTGTATCAAAGCCTACAACTACCTCCAAACCCTAAAAGCAAAGTAACATTAAAAATTAATTGGATATGAAATACGCAATTGTAAACATCGTGTGGTGCAAGTCCCACGGAATAGAAGTCCTACCGGAAATGAGGACAAGTGTAGATCAGAGCAAGGTAATCTTGCATGAGGAATACCTTGCACCCTTCGAAGATGAATCATTTCCGAAATATGAATCTACGGACCCGGAGTTTATGGAGCTGCTGGCAAGCGAAGAATGGGCTTTGCCGGAAGGTGTAGAGATTAACAGGGAATTTAGCCGGTTATTGGCTTTGGACGAACTGGACAAGGAGGCTACAGAAGAGATAAATACATATAACCTTTCCCCGTCGGAAGCCTTACAGGTCAAAGATCGATACCCCGAATGGGAAACCGGAATAAACGTCAAAACTGGCGAACGATACCGAGTTGAAGATGTCCTTTGGGAATGTGTTAAAGACCATCTCACACAAGATAACTGGAAGCCTAGCACAGCTACCCTAAGCCTGTGGAAAATAGTAGACGCAGAAGAACATTCCGGCACGATAGAAGATCCTATTCCATATAAGCAAAATATGGCACTTGAATTTAACAAGTACTACACGCAGGACGGAGTATTGTACCTCTGCATACAGGCTATGACACCGGGACCGTACGATTTAAAGGATGTGCCGGCGCATGCGCAGCCGATAAAGCAATAGGGCGATTATTATACCCCTGCCGGATCAAAAGAATCTGCAGGGGTATATATTTATATTTTATCCTGTTGTTGCTTAATAATAAAATCAGCAATATAATCTACATACTCGTTATCGCTACATATCATAGTTTTCTGATACCCCTTAGCCATTAAAAAAAGATTCTCTATATCTCTTCTCAAAGAGTCTATCATTAATTGCTGTTCCGCAATGAAACGGATAGATTCAATATCTATACTATTCCCCTTTCTCTATTTCTTCCTTAATTATATTCTCCCCATTAACGCTTATGATGTCCCTGCCTATATAATAATAAATTCCATCAAATCCTAGATACCTTACTTCTCCACGCATTTTTAGATGATCGAAATAAGTTTGTTCCATAGCTCCTATTTTTCTTCCATCTCCAAGTTCTATAGTTACCATATTGCAAAATAACTTAATCCTTAAATTCATTCATCATACGACTTTCCTCCAAGATCTTAGAATCTTCTTCATCTGAAACGGCCAGACGATTACCTTTCAATCTCTCGAAATATCTACTCATAGAATCAAATATCTCTTTAGTAAAATCTGAATCCACAATATTACATGTTCCATAAATGCCCGTAAATATATTATGTAAAGCCTCGTATTCCTCTTCTTTTGCCATGTTGAGAGTTAAATACATAATATTATCTTCACGGTATGACACCGACCAATCACCGGCAACCGAGGCAACTTTGATAAAAGAGGTTTTGTCTACTTTATATTTCAACATTACAAAGTTGTAAACCTGAACTTTCTTTCCGTATTCCATATTATTCTCTAAATTTGTTAATCCTTACTTGATTGATACAATCCGCAGCAAATCCAACAAGATACGCGAAATGCTCATCTTTTCCACCGTCAAATCCCATCTCCATACCGCAATCATCAAAAATACAACCCGCCACATGAACAGCCTCATGCGCTACATCCTCGACATTAATACAGCTATGAATACAAACCAATACACCATATTTACCCGTTTCTTTATGCCATACCTTTAAAGTCGTAGCTTTGGGTTCATTGCCTTTTTCAATACCAAGATATATCTCGGAACCATCTCGTCCCGCAAAAATATTGTTTATATCTTTTTCGTTTCTCAATTTAGCCACCCATATTAACCTCGGATATATAGTTGGGTAAAATTCATGTATTTCAATCCTCTTCCCCATACTGAAACCCCTCATTATTGATTCCTACACTCATATCAGACACCAAAGGAACTGACGTTGAAATCAATACCTCAGAAGTCAAACCATAACATTTATAATATACCGTTTTCCCGACCTTTCTCTTTCTCTCCTTATCAAAACCCAATTCCCTGAAATGGGCGGCTAAGGTCTGCCGGCTCACCATTGGGAAGCCATTTTCTTCCGCATAATTTTTTATATCATCATAAATAATAGCAAAATCAATCTCATGAGGCATATCATTGGACACCCCTTTTCTCGGAAGGGCAAAGAATCCACGAGCCATAGCCCAAGACTTTCCAAGAGCAGATAATCCCATCTCATTAATACGTTTCCTTAAACTACCTTCACTTTCTGGGAATTTGAAACCATTCTTTTGAAGGAGTAAAGCACCCCTTCTTATCCAATTCAAGATTCCTGGATATTCATCTTTAAGCTCATGAGTCAGTTTTAAGTTCATATGTTTCTCATCTATGACTCTATCAAATACGATAAATATAAAACGACGAAAAAAACCAAAACTGCTATCTCCTCCCGCAGGGAAACGATTAGCATTAAATATAAAATACGGGATATTTGTTATCTTGAACGCATTATTCCCGATCCTTCTCCCTAACTGAGGTTCGCCAGATATCAAGCTTTTTGCAGCATCTTCCCTTCCTGCAAAAGTCTTTGCTTCCATCTCACCAGACCAATTGAATATTTTACCATCGATTTGAGATAAATTTCTTTGACGTTCATCACCTCCCCTAAGCAAAGCTTCCATACTCAAATTGGAAATATTTTCTTCCCCCAATATCCCCATCACAGTGTCCATAATAACACTCTTTCCATTTGAGCCATTTCCGAATAGAACAAGGGCATTCTCCACTTTCTTATCCATCGTCCCCCTATCGAACAAGGACAATCCTAGGAACATCTGTAATATTGTACGATCATTCTTATCTGGCAAAACACCACCAGAATAAACCTTCTTCCCAAACTCTGTACCTCTCAAAAAAGAATGCCATTTCGGGCATTTTGCTTCAGGATCGTATCTATAAGGATGAAGATATATTACATGATAATCCCTTGAAAAAGGGCGTAAAATACCATCCCTCATATCTACAACTCCATTCTCAAAAGCCATAATATTATATCGAGGATGCAATACCCTATTTATTTCAAGTGAATTATACATCTCAGCTAGTATATCCTTAATACTTCGCACAATGAATGCTTTAGGGACACCAGATATACGCAGATATGTACGCATAGCACGTTTCAAATAGGCATGACACGGAACAATCTCATATATCTTGCCTGTAAAAAAATAAACATTACCATTATAAAGAGCAAGATTACTTTTCGAAACTGTCGTGTATATCGATTCTATAACACTGTCAAGGTTCTCATAATACAAATTAGCACTCTCCTTTCCTGTAGGGCTCCCAGAAATAGCAATTTCGTATCTATTGCCCGTATGAACAAGATTATGCACTATACAAGATATTAAATTGTCACTCTGAAAGTTACAGTCACAATCAAAACCAATATCTACATTATTTGAAACTTCTAAACCCATAATATTAAGACATATATCATTTAATCTATGACACAAAGATAATATATATTTCGTATCATCATAGATATAATCTATTAAAAATTACAATATTATAGATTAAAACTATCAATCATGTCATATTTTTTTTAGATCAATAGTGATACAATACATGCAATTAAACTATTATACTATTTTATTTGCATATTTTAATAATCAAAAATTAAGAAAAAAATGAGGAAAAAATTTTTAGATGATGTAACATGCCTATTATTCTATAGTATAACAGGGGGGGGGGGGAGATGGAGTGTAATTTTATTTCCGCCCTCAAATAACATCCTATTAATAAACAACTTATAATAAACAAATTTGTATTATACATATAATATAAACAACGATAGATAATAATAGTATATTCCGTTTATTAGGGATGCCCATAGGTAAAAAGCGATTAGAACAAAAAAAAGACAAGCTTTATCCATTGTAACCATATACATATTTTAACCACTATATTCATAGATAAAATCTATCACTATAAAATAAATTATATCTATCCCATCTTTACGCCTATTTTAACAGATAATATCTATCTATTAAATAGAAATCATCTATACATATTTTACCTCCCTTTCTCATCATAGATCATCCATTACGCCCCAATCCACAGTCTTTAAGGCTTTATATCGTCATCTACCTTTCTACGTTTGATAATATAGAACCTAGTCGAAACGCCTACGCGATCCTCTTTATATTGTATATTTTTTCGCTCACAAAATCATATATCAATCTGAAAATAAACGCATTAAACATTGTATATAATATAAAGTTGTTGTATATTTGTAATGTAAGAAAGAGCTAAAAAGAGCTTGATTTTACAAGCGTTATTTAAGATGGTGGAAAAAGCAAACGGCGGTACTACCAATACCGCCGTAAAAGCTGGGATAATCCAGCAAAAGCCGTTAGACTTGAATCTAACACTTTAAAAGTGTACCTTATGAGACTCTCGATTTCTTTTAAGGTGTGGCATTTAAAAATAGAGTTTGTAATAACTTTATTTTAGCCACGGGGCGGGAAATCCGCCCTAACACTTTAATTTTTCACAAAAATAGGCTTTGCGTTCCATCCGACAAAAAGACGCTGTAATAATTAGCAATTAATAACAATTTAAATATTACAGACATGAAAACAATGAATTTCTACACGCAAAACGGTTGGGCAGGTTCAAACTATGACAGCAAGTTATCTACAAAGGAAATAGCCGCAAGGGTTAGATCTTATGCAAAGAAGAATTTCCCAGATTTTAAATTCTCCATCCGTACAGAATGGAGCATGTACACGGATTCTATGTATATTGAATTAAAGGAAGGTACTTGTATCCCCTTTGTAGAGGGATCAAGAAGTGCGGAACGCGGGTATATGGATACGATGAACACCGTAAAGGGATGGGAAAAAGAACTTACGCCCGAAATGTTTAAAGTATTGGATGCTGTTACGATTTATGCCAATTCATTCAAATATGACGATTCGGATAGTATGCAAGACTATTTCGACACTAATTTCTATTTGAAAATCAAAGTGAGTGACGAATATAAGGTAATAGAACCGAAAGCAAAGAAAAGGAGCGTTAAGCCTGAAAAGGTTGAGAAAGCCAAAGAAGTAGAAGCCGTAACGGTTGAAGGTCTGGAAATCGTGGACTATTCCGAAAAGGCGATCGCAGTGTTTGGCGATACGAAGGCTATTAAAGAACAGTTGAAGGAATTGGGTGGACGTTTTAACCCGTCCTTAAACTATAACGGAGAAAAGCGCGCCGGATGGATATTTAGCAAAAAGCAAGCGGACAAGGTGAAAGAATTGATATCACCTACAGTATTGCCGGCGCTCCCTGAAGAAATCCATATTCCAGAACTAGCGGAAGAACCCCAAGGGAATAACCCCCCGTTAATTATTGCCGATTATGCAAAATATGATTCGTTTGATTATCCGACAATACCCGAAGGCCTGGACGGGTTTAAACTGGGTGAGGTCGTTTATGATCAATGTGGAGAAATAGGCGTTATATTGGCTTTTAACGAAAAAAACGGAACCGCTCGGTTAAATTCTAATGGTTGTTGTGATGTCGGCAGATTAAAAAAATGTCCTAAAGAAATAGCAGAAAAAGAAGTTGAGCGCATGGATATAATACGACCAGGAAAAGCTTTAACAGCTTGCACGGTTGAAGCGTATCCGCTTGAAATATCTATTTCATCGAAACGGACAACTTTAACAAAGAGGCGGAAATACTTAACAGTTTTACGGATGGCAACGGAAGGCTAAAAAGTGTTATCTAAGAAAGTAATATAATCTAACCAGCGGGGCGAAAGCCCCGCGTAAAATAAAAAACAATGCAACTAGGTGTAGCAGTATGGGGTATTTTGATAATCGTATTATTAGGCGGTTTCAAGGCGATGGCATTCATAGGTGGTATGCTGGTAGTGGCTTTCGTGGCCGGGATCATTATTGCCGCCCACAAATCTAAAAAGGTATGATAACATTAAAAAAAGCATTTTTGGATAAATACCCGAAATATGGTATTATCCTCCGGATGTACGAGGAAGCGAACGAGTGTACGGCTGAATGGAGCGAACTTTCAAAACTCCGGCTTATTCGATTTACCGAATATATGGGCGAACGGGTTGCACCAAACTCCGTCCGTCAATATGCGGCCAAGATGAAGGCGGTATTAAATAGATACTCGGACGAAGTGCGGCTAGACTTCAATTTCGCCGAGATACTTTCGCTTAAGGAGCAAGTATCGGTTAATACATTTCTGGATGAAAATGAAATACAGCGGTTGGTAGCTGTCGAAGTGGCAAATGATACGGAGCGGTTGATACGGGATCAATTTGTATTAGGATGCATAACCGGCGCACGTCATTCTGATTTTTGCCAATTTACGAAAGAAAACATACAGGGTGGCTGGTTGTCGTATGTTTCGCAGAAAACTAAAGTTTTTGTTGAAATCCCGATATCGCCAGTTTTGAAACGGTTTATAAAGGAACAATCCCCCGCTTTAAGCGGACGAATAGTGTCGGACGTATATTTTAACGATACCATCCGAAAACTTGCAGAGAAGGCGGGAATAATAGCAAAAACAAGGTGTTTTAAGGCCGGAAAGAATATTATTGGTAGGAAATGTGACCTTATTGCATCGCATACAGCCCGAAGGAGCTGTGCGTCTAATTTAGCGGCACGCGGAGTGTCAGAAGTTTGGATAAAAAAAATATTAGGACATACAAGGGGCACAACAGATAGATATATCTGCCTAGAAGGTAGAAGGATGCCAAAAGAGGCAAAAGGTTATTTTTTAAGCTTCAAATAGTTTTTACCTTTGCCCGAAAAAAAACATGAGCGAAGAATTAAAACAACTAATAGCCTGGTTTGAAAACTACCAAGTGACGTTTAACGAGATCCGGTTAAGCGAGTGTGAGAATATATTTGATCTGAGCAAGTACATTGATGTGCATGTCAGATCGGTTAAGAGGAATTGGGATAATCCGACCTTTGCAAGTGATATACTGAGGTTGCAGAGGCTTAAGAAGGTGTTGGAGGAAAGAGGATAAAAATAAAGCCGGAGGTTATTCCGGCTTCTTTTCTTTATATTTAATATTCCGCTCCAATTCTTTTGCTAACCCAGACATATTTATAGTTGGAAGCAATATTGTTTGTATTCCAGATAATGCCGAAAGATTTGCTATGTACGCTCTTATATAAGGGAACAAAATAGCAGGAGCATTATGCAAAAGGAACGGCATTGGAATATCACCATTTTCATCTTCTACATATTTAAATGTTGCGACCGCTGATATTTCTATAAGAAATGATTCTGCTTTATCTTTAATAGATGTTTCCAATGTCAACTCGAAGATTTTTTGATCCTTATCAATTAATCCTTTAAGTTCAAAGTTGAAATTTATTGTCTTATCCATTTTCTTGTTTGACACATGGATAGTAGCATCTTCTATTATATATTTCTCAAAAGAAAATTTTGCTTTTTTTACTTCGCCCATACATGTTTGATTTAAGCAGCTAAAGCATATGAACAATAATCTGAAATATTATTGTTATATACCTTACTTGATTTATACTTTAAGTTTTCAGATGTACTCATATCAATAACCCTATTATTATTGATATCATAAACTTTTGCGTTTTTAGAACAAGAAAAAAGCTCCTTTTCTATGCTAAACAAAATATCGTTATTTGGAAATATCCTATCCAAAGAAAGAGCAAAATTAATCTCGTCATTACAATAATTTCCATTATTGTTAATTAATTCGCTCGGATACACACAAATACGATGCTTAGACCCATTATCTGATATCTCATAAACAAATCTAATCCACGGATATTTGCAAATCATCGTGGAAAACCATTGTTCAATGTGTTTCTTTATTGTCTTCATATATATTTCCAAATTGTGCATTCAACTTTTGTTTCAAACCTTCAGACATCTGTTTTGCGAGTGTACTATCATCCGCTTTTAAAAGGACATCTTTATAGTCTGCGTCAATTCTTAATGATTTTAAAGCTCTGAAGCATTGTACAATCCTTAAAGATTGTGACCTATTGCTTATTCGATTTGAAATCTCTGTTATAATATACTCATGACTTCCTTTTTCCCTTTTTTCATTTTGAGTATTGTAATCAATAGGCCTCTTATGATGCGCTAAAATATATTTCATCTGCATCAATCTACTATAATAAGAGCAATGTACACTTGCATTGTATATTCTCTTATTTATAAGTTCTTGAGCCGCTTCCATATATTCAATTGACTTTAGTTTGATCTTAGGCATTGCTACTGCATATATAACAAAGCCTCTGCCAGGGTTGATTACCTAACGAGGCTCCTTATTCATTTTCACAGTGCAAAATTCGCTCTTTCATTCCAAATAGGCAAAAAATTTAACACTTTACTCATATGTTTTATGGCATGTTAGATTGTTTGAGCTTCCATATTAGTAAAATATGGAAATAAAAACACCTAATTTATTCATCTAAGCTGATGATATCATGCAAAGCCATGACCTTATACGCGGCTGGCCTTCCTTGTGCCGTTAGGATCATGACATCAACATAGTATGCACTTTTTATAGGATTAATCTCAGACCTCAAAATCTCATCCTCTAAGACCTTAGAATCGAATAAAAGAGCTAAAGCCTTGCTTGATATAGCATCAATTATAGCCTTATTCCCCACACCCTCTCCTTTCCTTACTTGGTAAATGACCATTAATTGCTTCTTGTATACATCCCCATTGTCGGAAACAGACCTTATTTCTTTTTGTTCATAATCTGATTTGTTTTGTATGCCATTCCCCTCAATATAGTTAAATGTACACCCGCTATATAATATGGAGTCAACATTTCCACGTATAACCTGAACAGACATAACACCATTTCTGTCATTAGCTGGAACCGAAACCATGTCATGCACATTTCTTAGATCAGCAGGCGTTAACTCCGGCTTAAAGGAAGATCCCTTCACATAATAATCGTATATGCTTTTTATGTGTTTTGCAAAATCAAGAATCAAGTTCGAATTTTCCACAAAAGGAATGATGCCCATAGTTGCCAATTCAACAAGGTGGATATCAATACTACCTTCAATGATTTTACTTACGTACAATTTGGCATTCGCCTCTTCTTTGGATTTCCCGTTTTTCTGGGCAAAAGACGCAAACAAAGCTCCAAAGGCATTCATCGTCTTTGTAAAGTCTGCGACTTCAACAGGCTGTGAGTTCTCTATATGAATCCTTAATATGTCTTGTTTGTTCTCTTCCATGAAGATTTTATTTTGATATGCAAATATACTATTTTCCTATCAAATCACCTTCTCCCCTACATCCTGTATTCGCAGGTGTAGGACTTGCCGGAGTGGTGGTAGTGCCAGAGGAAGAGAGGGGCTTCACTTTATCTATAATATTGCAACGGAGGCGCGTTTAAGCTGCTCTCCAAGTTCGGATAAAGCAACAGAAAACACCTTCAATTCATCCGGGGTAAAATCAGCAGGCTTGCCGTTTACCATATTGCCGTTTATGCGCTGGTACAACCATTGGCGAGACTTGCCAAAATAATGCTCTGCAATATATGACATAGAAGCAAATCCAAGTATATTGTCAAGCTTTTGTTTACGATCAATAATCTTTGAGATTTTTTTAGCTTCATCTATGGCCTCTCTTGCGCCTTCTCTATACGCCTGTGCGAACTCCTTCTTTTCTACCGAAGACAACGAAGCGAGAAAGGCTTTAAATCGCTTGTCATATTCTGCCTTTTGCTCTTTCGTATTTACCAAAGCAAAATCGGCCTTCCATCTCTTAAGTTCTAATTTCACGTCCATGATAGTGTTGTTTTTAGTTTCTTGAAAAAGGTAGCCCCACTATGGGGGACTACCGCTTTCTTTCAGCTTGTTTTTGGCATCAATCAAATCGTCTAACGCATCATTGACACTTCCTTCAAGCTCCTCGTCCGAAATCCAGTCGGTTTCCCGAATATCATCCCAGTAGAGGGAAAAGAAGCTAAGGTCTTTTTCCGCAGCTTCAATCCGAGCCTTTAGCTCTTCTTCGTCATCATACATTGTGCACTCTGTCTTATGACTATGCAAATATAATAACCTTTTGGTAATTATGCAATAATCGGGAAACTTTTTTAAGTTTTTCTTTGCCGTTTCAGAAGCCTGCGGAATCTAGGCATAAAAAAAGCCCCGATAAAGAGACCAGGGCTAATAATTGCAAACAGAAAACTGTATTTCTATTTTTTTTGCATTTCCACAAACTTACCACTATCCTCCCATATTAATACAAAAGTATTTAAAGAAGATCCAATTGTAGAGCTAACATCAATCATTTTATATCCATACAAAAAAGCAAATGGGAAAGAAAAGCCGTCTGGTTTATACATAGCTATAACTAAATATTTCCCATTATCAACATTTTCAAATGTGTTAATACCCACTGTACTATCAGATACATACTTAGGAGTTAAAGCAGTTCCATCTCTAAGAACTATATGCCCATCATAAGCCAAAGCGTTAACGGATGCTTCCTTATCAAAATTTTTTGCCTCTTCATAATCATATAACGCCACAATACTAGGAGATGCTATTTTTGTATCTTCTAAATTTTCATACTTCCAATACAAATTAATCATTACCTTTTGAGAATTTGCAGACTCATCATCAGAACATCCAATAAAGGTAAACAACGGCAACACCATTGCCATAATAAATAAGAGCTTCTTCATTTTAAAAACGTTTTTAATGATTAGTAAATTGCTGCAAATGTAGTTCTATTTGTTAATATATGCAAACGGGGGGGGGTAGAATTTATGTTTCACAACATAAATAAAATATTCAGTAAATCGTTTGGTTGTTTCAAGTAAATGCACCATCTTTGTGATGCCAAACAATAGTAAAGTATTCTTTCTCCGTAGAGCGCGGTTACTGCTCACGATATTCGTTGGGCATTTTTTATGCCTAATTGCTTGTAAAAAAATATACGGCTGTCTTTCCTGCGTAATATTTCCTCTTCGGAGAAAATCTTACTATTGTTTGGCGACACGGGAAATGACAGCCGTTTTTCTGTCTATAATGCCAAACAATAGTAAGTATGGGAAATTTAATTCCAAATCAAAAAGGCATGACCTCCCTTGAAGTTGCAGAGGTCACAGGTAAGCAGCACGCTCATGTTATGCGTGATATTCGTAACCTTTTATCGCAAGGTGCATCCCAATCCAATTTTGGATTGGGGTCATACACAGACGCTAACGGTCAAGAAAGACCTCTTTTCAATCTCTCCCCAAAAGGATGTCTTATTCTCGCCTCTGGTTATGATGTTGTTTTGCGTGAAAAAATCATTGACAGATTAGAAATATTGGAATCTGGTAAACAAAAAGTTCCACAAACATTCTCCGAAGCATTACAACTCGCAGCGGACCAAGCCAAGCAAATTGAAGAACAGCAAAAAGAAATTGAACAGAAAGACGAAAAGATTACCAAGCTCCAACCGAAAGCCGACTTCGCAGATGCCGCCTTCATCACCGACGACAAAGTCGATATCGGAATGGCTGCTAAAATCCTCAAGCTGGGATTTGGACGCAACACACTATTCCAAAAGCTAAGGCAGGTCGGCGTATTCTTCTCTAACCGGAACGAGCCGAAGCAACGGTTTGTCAATGCCGGGTATTTCGAGATGAAGGAAAAATTCATTGAGCGTAACAGCCATCCGGGCTTTGTTGTCACAAAAATTCTTGTCACGCAAAAAGGGCTGGCTTACATCAACCATCTGTTTGGCGGAAATCCATCTGACGGGAAGATAGCGGCTATAGAATAAACCTTACATACATACCTATTCAGCAGTCCTTTATAATGCAGGACAGCCAATATTATACCAATTAATAAACCAAAAAATAATTACAAAATCATGGAATTTAAAGATTTAGCAACAAAGTTCGAAGGTCTTACAGCAGATCAAGTAGGGGTATTAGCAGAGTTTGGCAAAGATATTTTAGATGATGCCGGCATATTCGGTTTACCTTCCTGTCTGCTGGGATTAATTCAAGATATACTCAATATAGACGAATTTGATATTGAAGAGAATAGGTTTACAATAAGATCACTCTTACATATTGTGAAATTAGTCAATGATTTAAATATGCAATGTTGGTTTGAACATAAAACCCCGTTCGGACTTACAGGTGTTAAAAATGACAACCAATATGTCGGATTAGATAACGAGACTAAAATAATAGCATCATGATTGCTGCATAAAATTATATACTAGCACGTTGGGGCTTCGTACCCAACGTATCACGTTTGGATGTCCCGCCGGTAATGTCGCCGGCGGGTTATGTAAAATTGAATATATAATCTAAAACCGACTTATTAACCTTGTTAATAATCGAAAAGTCCTTCTTTATATACAAATCTGTAACTGAAAGGTTCTTATCAACATGGTTCAAGGCTTCATCTATGGTTGACTTATCAGTATTCAAATCATTTCTTGCTATCGTGGCCCAAGAATGGCGCGCTGCATAAAATTCAAGATCGGGAATACCAACCTTTTTTCCAACAGCTTTCAATCCTTTATTTAGAGCGGCATTAAATGTCGACTGATCGGCATACATTTGATAAAACCTAAAAACTCTTTTTCCTGTTTTATCCATGTACTTTTTAATTATGGGCAATATGAGGGGATGTATCTTGATTCGAATCTTTGCGTTGTCACTTCTGCGATCCTTTGTTTTAGTCCGACAATATACAATTTCGCTATTCTCGCATATTTCCGCATTGTACAAATCAACAGAGTTCATTCCAATAAGACAGAATGATAGTATAAAGCAGTCCTTTGCCAGATTATAACGATTTTCTTTATTATTTCCCCTACTTGTAGTGTCATAGGGCAATTTTATTATCTCCCGGACAAGATCAGCACTAATCGCTCTTTTTTCAGCAATATTCTGACGAGGAACCTTATATCTTGAAAATGGAGAATAAGGTATCAATATCCTTTTTGCATCTTCGTCGTTGTATTTTTGTTTCGCATAAAAATAAACATGCCTCATACTGCCAAGATACAAAGACACCGCACGGCCTTTCCCAAGATAAGTCTCATATTTTTCCAGAAAAGCAACAGTTATTTCCGAAACATCCAACCTATCCCTTCCTATGAATTTAATAAGAGAGTTTAGCGCCGATCTGTAATTTTTCAAACCTTTCTTATCCGCATTCTCATCTATGTAATCACGAAACACTTCTATAAAATCAATAGAGGCTATTTCCGGCTCACACAGATAATCTGCCAATTTATCTATAGTCATGGTATTAATTGCAATAGAAAGTTCATTTGCTTTTTTTCTGTATAGCCTTATCAAATCATCTATCTGATCTAATACTTTCTGGTTTTTGATTTTACCTGATCGCGTCATATCATCTTTGGTGATATAAATGCCAGTCGGCAATCTCTTCAACTGTCTGTTATGAGTGACAAGTATCTTTACATTAAAAGTACCGTCCTTCCGCTGCTTTTGTACTTCATGCTTAAATGTGGCCAT